CAACAACAATTTGAGTCTTTGTCACTTTATCAACCTTGGCGATACGTCTGTAATACATACCTGTAACTAGTACATCATCACCAACAACCAAATCTTTAAGCTCTTTCATTACTCACCTCCTTTCGTAATCAAGTCAAACAACTCATCTATAAATATCCAATCAGACAAATGGAATATATTGACTTGCTCTTCCCACATTTCTTGATATGTATTGCAAGTGGTTTTATCAAGCTCATCGTTCATGTCGTAGAGCTTTCTATTACCGAATTCTTTTGAGAACGCAAGAACCTTTCCGTTGTCGTTACGTGGAACTTCGCTAGCAGGGTGAAACATGTCCTTCAATAGCTCATTGATACCCCACTTAGCACCTAGTCCAATGGCTTCTTTGATGTCCTCTTTGTAGAACATTTCTTCCTTTTCATCATTGTTGAAGACTATCTCTTCACCATTAAGCAAGAATCTATCCTCGTAGATTTCTTCCTTTGCAGCTTCTATTTTCTTATCGTCTATCATAATCAAATTGTTTTAAGAAAGTTGTAGAAATATTCAACAGCTTCCATTATTGTATCAAACTTTTTATCTAAGGAACTTTGTATACCATCTTTTTCAAAGGTAATATGAAGTTCTACTTTATCTTTCTCCCAAGTAGCATTGCTAATTCTCCAGTATCGGAGGTTATCACTCTTAACTACTTGATTGAAATCTATAGATGGGACAGATGTCTTTCCTCCTATTAATTTCCCTATATCCATATCTAGCCCTCCACATCTTCAGTTGTACCTAATAAATGCTCATTGCCTTCGTAAGGAATACATTGCCTCCAACAACGACCTTCTATGGATACGTAGTGGCTTTCTTCTTTATAACTAAAGAAACTTGCTTTCCACCTCTCTGCATTAATATCTCTAATTAACACCTTATCAAATGGTTTCAGTTCAACCTTTGGCTTCAAATCCACAATCTGTTTCTTCTCAGCATCCCAAGCCTTGCCTTCCTTTTCGAGAGCGTCAAAGAGAATTATTTGTTGAGTCTCTGTGATAGGCTGTATATGCTTGTCTTCAAATGATAACCAATCATCAAAATTCAAGGTGCTCATATCATTTAATACATAATATTCCAGCTTCTTAGATAAATAGTCTATACTTTTGACTATACCATAAGTAAGATACCCCATACCCGAGATACAAACAATGTCCCCATCCTTAAACTCTGGCTGGGTTTTCTCAATCTCCAAGGTTTCACGATTGAGTTTACTACCCAATTTTTCTTCGATGGTGTTGATGTAGGTCTGAGCTTCTTCTTTGTTTGCTTTGTTGAAATCAGAAGTTAGTAATCGTTCTTTTTCATAGAACTGTTCTGTATCATTATTCTCTTTCCAAAGATAATATTTCCCTACGAAAGAGCAATATGTACCATCGACAAATCTTTCAAATATAATATGTACATCCCCATCTTTATTAACCAAGACATCGCCTTTCTTCCATGCGAACTTAGACCAATCACGCATTTCCTTTGAAGGGAATAATAACGGCTCTGATCCATCGTAATCATAGAATCTGCCACTACTTAAGAATAGTGATGTTCCTCCATGATGTTCCACAGCTATATAACCGCCACTTACATGCGAAAAAAATACTTCACTAAACAAAGGAGAATATAGCTTCGTATTTGCTGGCTTATCCTTTAGGATTTCCACTATATTAATCTCAGTTTCCATAACTAAACCAATTTTTGCGTTAAACAATACTGGTAGTAACTCATACTACCAACGTTTTTTGATATTTTTGGCAACTCCCCATCATAAAGAGTGACTTTCAAGCCATCAATGAAATCAGCATTCTCAGTTGATACCTCGGTATTATGCTCATTCATAAACACCTTTTGCGCTGTCGTAGAATGGCTTTCTGCTCTCAGCTTACCGAGTGAACGCCAAACCTGCTTGCGATGGATGAACAATCCATGCAAAGGAATAGTTCTTACTTCTACTTTTGTTCCCATAACCATTAGCTTGCTTTATATAGATTGAACCATACCTTGTTGCTCTGCTTATCCTTATAAACATTACCTTCAAGGTCAAAATAAACACGCCTCTTTTGATTGAACTTCTTTATCATTGGCTGATTATCTTTGTATGTAGTTACATCATACTCAACCAATGAAGAACCACGTTCATTCTTTGTTGGAGGATAACCTGATTCTCGTATGAAACGTACCTCAAACTCTTTATTTCCAATTTCAAAATTTGCTGTAGCCATAACCTTTATTTTATACTTTATACATTTATTCTCTATCTAAATAAAACGGGGAATATCGCAATACTCTCATTTCTCTTCTCATATAAATCTCAGCTAAACGAGCAGCTTTATAAAGCTCAATATATGGCTTATCTTTGAGATATTGAATAAATTCGACAACAGAATATTCTTTCTTTTCCATAACCTTAACCATTTAAAGATGATAATAACTATTTGATACCCTTGCGCCCAAATCGAAGCATCCCACTGCATCCGGCTTTAAGAAGCGTTTCTCTAACTTCTCCAAAGCCACTTTATACTTCTGCTCCATGTGCTTGCAATGAAGTCTCTGAGCTAATTTAAGTTGCTCGACAACACCCTTGCGAGCAACTCTATATTGTTTATCGGACATCATAGCCTTATTCGTTCACATAGTTGATTACTTGCTCTTGACCTTGCTCATGCAAGTTATCGAAAGCGTCTTCTATAACTTTAGCTACTTGGTCGCCATTAAGGTTATCCAGTATTTCTCCAGCTACTTCAACCATCTTGTTTATAGGTAAGGAACTGAACTTTTCTACTAAAAAGTTCTTCTGTTCGTTGATGGTCATATCATCGAACAAGTCCGACAAATCTACTTCAACTTTATATTCTGCCATAATTTGAAATTTTAAAAGTAATTAGTTGTACCACACATCATTTGGTATAAGAGCCAATTTCCATCCATACTCTAGTTCATACCTTAATATTTCAAGGTCGTGACTCATTACAGATGAAAGACCTACAAACTTATTTTCGTACTCCATATCCAAACCATTTAGTTACCGTACTTGTAATGCAAATAATTATCCTCTGAGCCGAAATAAAGCTCGGTATCGCTCATATTTGCCTCCATCAAGTCATTCTCTACATCTTTATAAGAAGGCACGCAATCCTTAACTCTTTGGCAGAACAAAGGATATTTTGAAGACACGTCTTCTCCGTCTTCATTATAGATATTAATCTTATCTACATTGTAATATGGATAAGAAGAAATATTTCCATATGAATGGATAACCTTTCTACTCTTAACGGACACCACGATTTCAGCAGGTTTGTTAATAGCATCAAACTCGCAAGTAAAATCATCAAGCTGCGCCTCAAAAGCCGCATCATTAAACTTTTCAGATAAGTTTTCAAAAAACTTTTTCATTTTCTTATTACAGTTTTTGTGGTGTGTCTCACCATTTTTAATTAGTAACCTTTATTTCTTAATTACGATGCAAAGATACAAAGAATATTCGAAATATGCAAATTATTTAATGTATTTCCTATAGCTTTTAACACTCTATAATGATACAAACAAATAATTTGCTGACGTTAACAAAGAAATCCCCACCACTACATTATTATATATAGTGATGGGGTAAACACCAAATGGTATTTTGCCTTTGGGCTATTTTTCTTCCTTATCTACGATTTCAACGAAATCTCCAATTCCCAAACGAGCCTTATTGATACATGATGCTATCCAACCTATCAGATAGGCAGATGGTTCTCCACCATGTTTCATTTCAATATTACCCTCGATAGCATCACAAGCGTGACTAGCCTCATGACAAATTACATTCATACGCATAGCCTTACTGCTACTGAATAAAACAAGAACGCACTTTCTTCTTGTTTCTCTTATGTGAAGTCCGTAATAAGTAAATCCATCACCATTTAAAAAATCGTACTTTTCAATATCCGTACCATCATTATTCAAGAATGCTTTCTTTGCATCCTCAAACTGCAACCCAACCCCAACACACAATAAGTGTGGGTAAATGGGCTGGTCGTATTCGTAATATCCTTTCTTCTTCATACCTCATCGTTTTTATGTTTCTCCCACCCTGCTTTTGAAAAGGCATACCAAGTATCACAAATGTCAAGAGCGAGCATGTTGCCTTGGTTAATACAAAAATCGCTATCAAAGCCTTCGATATGAACATACATCAGTGCTATAGTATCATAAGGAACGCTACGACCTTCAAGACAAGGGTTTTTAAAATTCTTAGTCTTGTATAAACTTGTAACAATTGGCACTTGAAGAACGTCTGAAATATTCTTAGTGCTAATCTCTATCGACTTCTTAAACTTCTTCATATTCTCAACTATTTAAATTTCTCAAAGTAGAACACAATTTGTCTATCAAAGTGCTCTTCGATTAAACCATAAGCAAGCGACATCTTTACTTGGAAAGAAGCCTTACCATTAAGCAATCCTTTAGCCTGTCTAGTAATCTCTGAACGAAATTGTTCCAAACTCATATCACGCTTACGAAGATTACAAGACCTGCAAGATGGCATATAGTTCTCCATGGAATCATCGCCATGGAATACGACAAATTTTCCCTCCTTGTCGCTCCACCGAGAGTAACAACCTCGATTTTTCGGAACAAGATGGTCAACCTGCATATCCTTATACTCTATACTCTTGCCGCAATAAGCACAATGCCCATCGTATTTGCGATATATTTTAAGTCTATCTTCTTTTTTCATAATCGTTAATTATGTAACCTACCAATATGCCACTTTGAGCAAACCTTGCATAAGTAAGGATGCCAGCTGGAAGCCTTCAACTTCGAATTCTGATTTAGAAACTCCCAAGCATCATCCTCGCTTTCATAAGCTACCTTCGCCTTCCAAGATTGACCCTTTCTAACCCAATGCTCAGGATCTGGATGCAAATGACGAGGAATACATTTATTTCTTTTCTTCATAACTTCTTCAGAAATTTAAGTTGAAACCCTTCTGCCTTTTTTATTCCTGGGTATAGCTTCGTTAGAACCTCCCATGCTCTTGTCTTGTGCCGATGCCACATCGTAACCGGATGCACACGCTCACCACTTGGTAACACATAGAAATCTGCCTTAATGGTATCAATATGCTCATAGTTTGCAGCTTTATATATAGTTCCCTTGTTACCTATGGACGTATCGGCATAAGATATAAGGTACTTGATTTCCTTATGTGTTGCCCTAATATACTTATGCAAGAGAGATAGGCAAATCGTCTCGCTAAACTTTGGCATATCATCAGACAACCACATTCTGTCAAATTCCCTCACTTGATGGTAATCCAACACTTCGCCCTTTTCAGTCTTGATGTGCGGTCGGATTCCATACCCTATTTGCATTGCGCCCCTTATCTTATCCTTATACAATACCAAAAGATTCAAGCAACTATTCTTCGTTACCTTGTGTGAAAAGTGATGAGGAACTATGATTGCATCTGCTTGCGCCTTATCGCACTCCATCAGCTTTATTCCCTTTTCCTTGCACTCGTAACCGATAACAAATCCGCAGAAGCCTAGCACTGGAGACTTGTTCAACTTTCTTCTTCTCATATCAATGATACCTCCAAAAATAACGTTTGAAATTATCTAGCAAATGCTCTATACAAGCTTTGATTTCGCCCTCTCTTATGAATTGGTTGCAAAAATCTATCAATTCATCACGTACCAACCCTCGTTTTAAGGCTTCGTCTCTCATAGCTCTTATAAGAGCATCCGTTGTTTCTTTATTCCCATTTCTTACAACAGGATTGCAACAAAACACCTTGCACATATCCATAGTTTCAAAACAGACTTAACTGCCTACTCATATTCTTTAATTCGTTATTGGCAAAATCTACTTGACGCTGGTCTATTTCAAAGCCTATATACTTTCTTTCAAGGTTTACGCAAGCTCTTGCTGTTGTGCCACTCCCCATAAATGGGTCAAGAATAACATCACCTACATTTGTTGAGTTTCTGATTAGAATCTCCATCAACTTAACTGGTTTTTCGGTCTGATTGATCAATCCTTCTTTATCCCTGCGTTTGTTGGTTGGAATAGGAACACTCAGAATGTCAGATGTGCCAAACTCATTAATTGGCTTTCCACCTCCCTTACGAAGCATAATGATATACTCCTTTTGATTCATATAATACGTTCCACACACCTTAGTGCATTTATCCCATATTAAACACTTTGTGAAGTGAAACTCACTCCGTCCTATCTCATCTAGAAAGTGCATCAGATTATAGTCGTTACACATAAGATAGCAATGAGTCTTATCCTTTAGTACTCGATATAGTTCGTTGATATACTCCGAAATATCTATGTCATTACTCTTGAATATCTTACCTTTTCTAGTTTGAGAATCCGTCCAATATCCACTCATGCTACTGCGCCCACCTCTAGCTTGTACCGGATAAGCAACATCAGAGCATACTAGGTCTATACATTCATCGTCTAGCTGCTTTAGAAGCTTTCGGCAATCACCTTGATAAATTCTATTTAGCTCCATCATATCACCCACTAACTTTCATTTCAAAATAAACTGTCTTGCTTTATCATTAATTCATTTTCTATTCTCTTGTTTGCTTTATCGTAAAACTCTCTATTAGTTTCAAAACCTATAAAATTACGATTTTCTTGAATACACGCAATAGCCGTAGTTCCACTACCTATACAGCAGTCTAGTACAATATCTCCTTTGCAGGAATGCTTGTTTATAATGCTTCTGAAAAGACTAACAGGCTTCTGGGTAGGATGAAATCTCCCCTTATCACAACAGATTGGAAAGCTATATACTCCATTGTCATATTCACTATTAAAGATAGGATTTTTACCTTTCACCCCACACACAGCGACCTCTCTTGCGTTTGTGAGATAGTTTGTCTTACTATTTATTGGAACAGGATTTGTTTTTATCCATTCTATAAATCTAATTTGTTTAAATCCGACTTTAATCATCGCATCCTTTACGACCCCAATCTTCCACAAATCATAGAAACAAACTATATATCCACCATCTTTCAAGCACCTGTAGGATTCTTTTATCATAGAGCCTATATCAAATGCTTCCTGTTTATCCCAGTCTCCAAAGTCGATAGATATGCGAAATCTATCGGTATCTTTACCAATAGGAGCGGACTTTGCATAATTGGAATCCCTTGAAATTTCATATGGAGGGTCTGTGAGTATAAGCGAGACGGACTTGTCATCAATCTTGCTCATACCATCCAGACAATCAACTTGATAAATCTTATCTATCTCCAGCATATCCAAACATATCTTTTTGATTAAACATTTCTTCTTTGATTCTTTTTTGTGCTACCTTGAAATATTCCCCGTCTAACTCAAAGCCAAGGAAATTCCTGTTTGTTCGCATACAAGCCAGAGCAGTACTTGCTGAACCCATAAAACCATCAAATACCAAATCTCCTTCGTCCGATGATTTCAAGATGCATTGCATAAGCAAGGGGATTGGTTTCTCGTTCTGATGTACCAACTTATCTGATGGAACTCTATCAAAGTCCCACACGTCCTCCAAACGTTTGCCGTTTATGATTCGTCTGCCTTTATTCAAGTACAGGATTGGCTCGTAACATTGACCATATTGCGCATCTAAATCTCCAGCCGTATGGTTGTTCTTTCGCCAAATGAGCACATTCTTAATGGTAAACCCTGCGTTCCTCGCTTGTTGCATAAAAAAGTCCAAGGTCTTGGCACTACAGAAGATATAAGCAGCACTATCATCCTTCAAAATCCGGTAGCATTCGCTCATATAATCAATAATCAATTGCTCATTATCGTCATTGAGTATTTCCTTCGAAAAACGATGGTCGTCTGCTCTCCATCCGGTCTTATAGGAGATACAATATGGTGGGTCAGTAACAATTAAATCTACTTTCCCGCTCTCTATTTGTTTCATTCCTTCTATGCAGTCGGAATTGTATATTCTATCAAATTCAAGCATATCAAATCTCTTTTATAGCGTTAACATAAGCTTCATGAGCCTCTTCTTGCGTATCAAAGCAACCTATATATATTTTCTTTTTACCTATCTGATACTGCGCTTGCCATTTTCTTACACTCTTATTCCAAGTCACACCCAAGTATTCGGAAGAGGTTTTCTTTGCTATAGCAGAATAAATCACATTGTATCTTGCGGTGCAATACTCCAAGTTGTCTACATCGTTATTCGTCTTATCGAAATCCTTATGATTCACCATTGGAAACGCTTCTGGATTTTCCAAGAAAGCCTGAGCTACCAAACGATGTATATAAAACATCTTGCGCTTTCCGTTCTTGTAAAGCCATACCTTCAGATAACCTTTTGGTGTCTTGCAAGGTGCGATTTCCTTTAATTGAGACGTTCTCCCAATAGTAAAAACATGTCCCAGCTTGCTAACATAATACCTTTCGTAATTCTTTATAGGCTTTATATCACCAAGAAACCTTGTTATACTTTTATCTTTCATTGTTACCTCCTTTTTCAAAGAAACTTGAATATATGGCTTGCGCCTCCTTTGTATCTAGCAAATCAGTATCATTGTAAAACCTTCTGTACACAACGCACAGCCTTTCGTCATTTCCGGTGTCTCTTGCTTTAGCTATTTGCTGACAAGATTCCATGAGAAATGCACTTATCTTCTCGTAACTTCGCTTCTGTGTCTTCTTTAGCATATCCATGCTTACAAAGGTTTTGTAGTGGATGATATGCTTTTCTTGCTCGTATTCTGTGAGTATAAGCCCTTCCGGAATAGCAAATACCACTCTTCTTGTCTTGTCATCACTATAGAGCTGAACTGCACCTGTAAACGATGTATATATCTTTTGCAATATCTTGGCAATCGGTAAGTCTTTTTTCAAAAACCTTTCTGCAAATCTCTTCAGAAAATGAACGCTCATAGCAAAACAATCTTCGCTATACCCCTCGTTTCTACTCATAGGAATATACTCGTTGGTTTCCTTCAGATAAATGAACAAACCGGAAGCAAATACATCGCCATGTTTTACACCTACAACGATGAGATAATCGGCATTCGGTGTAGCAAGCTCAAAGGTCTTTGTTATTTGTCGTACGTTCTGCTTTCTCATTTCACGTTTAAGCTCATTAGCTTTTCGCATCTGAAACTCATAGATTCTTGTTTCATCTAAGTTTCGTACTCTACGCATCTCACCCGAAGTCATACTTGCTGTTATCATGCGCATTCCTCCTTTTTAATCTTTGACAACCAACAATCCCAGATTCTTGTAGCTACATTAGCCATCATAACAGGAGGAACACACATTCCGCAAGCAAACCAAGGTTTCATGCCATTAAAGTCATAATCCATCGGAAATGTTGATGCTAAAATCGTATCATGTGCTGAAAGATAACTTGGATTATCATAATACACAAGTCTATCCTCCATTGCTGATATGGTATTGCATACCTTATTCTTTTTAAGAAACATATTATTGAACATAGAAAGACGATTATCCATCCGCTTGACAATATCACCGATAGAATTATCTTTCTCATTTCTATGCTCCCAATACTTCATCATTCCTTTAGGAATTTGCCTTCCACAATAGTCAGAGAACTCATCCAAGACAATTTCTTTCTCGTTGAAGTCCATATCTATCTTAGGCACTCGCTCGAACAAATCCTTTTGAACCATAAACGGCTCGCAAAGGTCTTTACGTAACCCAATAAAGAATACCCTAGGTCTGTTTTGAGGAACACCCATGTTACGTGCATTGAGAAGCCAATGCTGCAAGATATATCCGGCATCATTCATCTGTCTATAAATCTCCTTTACGTACTCGATGGCTTCACCTTGTAATAAACCTTGAACATTCTCAAAAACTACTACCTTTGGCTTTAGTTCTTTAGCGAGGTCGATTGAGTAGAAAGCCAAATCGTCAAGCCTTTGCGCCTTCTGACCTTCTCGGAATACTTTTTCCTTTCCCCAAGCCTTTTGGCGGTCACCTGCAATACTGAATACCGAACAAGGGAAACTAGCATCCAATATATCCAAATTATGAAGCTCTTCTTTCATAATATGCCCCCCCATATTGATATTGGTAATCAACTCACGAATATCACAATTGAAAGCGTACTTGACATCGTGATTTTTCAAGTACATCTTCATAACCTTTGGGTCTATCTCATTACAGGCTACAACATCGTAGCCAGCTAGTTTGTAGCCAAAGGAACTTCCACCTCCACAACAAAAGCAAGACATCACCTTACCTTTGTCTTTTGTGAAATTAGCATCTTTTTTAGTCCATCTATAAGGGAACTTGTGCTCGTTTTTATACATTTATCTACCATAAAAAACAATCGTTAATAAAAACCGATGTATAAAAATAACCACAAGTAATATGGTTGTAAAAAAGGGACTCTAACCCTTGAATTTAGATTCTATTTTCTTCGGCAATGCGTCTTAAATAATCATCCGCTGCGTTATCGTCTATTTTCGACTTAAGAGACATTCCTGTGTTATATCCTATCATTAAGGACACATTCTTGCTCTTTTTCTTGTTCTTTCCATATCGCCAGCCAAAGACCTTTCCTAGCCAAGCTATACCAACAATACCATCTGATACTACTATTGTCGGAAACAAAACAAATACTTTATATATCATCGCAATCTAATTGAGAGTTAAAAATATATCTATTCTGATTCAACCAAAGCTCCACGTAGTCAGCCTTGATTTTCAGAAATTCTTCGTATGTGTAGCATTTCTGCTGCTTACCACCTTTGTTCCAATAATAGGCAACTCCTCCCAAAGAAAAGAAGTCTATCAAGTCCATTTCCTTTCGCTCCGGTTCTTCACGCTTTTTCTTTTGCCTATATCTACTTACAGCAAGCAATATGAGACAAACGCAAAGCAACATGGAAACCAGTATCTCGAATATCAACCTTACATCTTGCATCTTATTTTAAACAAAAAACACGAAACTACCGATTGCAAAGTCAAAGGAATAGTGACTCGGACTGCCTTTCGGTATAGTCCATCGGGTTTCGTGTCTCTAATATCTTATCAATTTCTTAAATCGCCATTTTATCCTTTTTTGTTCTGCGCTTGCAAAGATAAATAATATTTCGCTAACTTGCAAGCGTTTTAGCGCTTTTAATACTTCATTTGCATTATTTTAAACTTATCCTTTTTTGAAGTTCATTCCAAACTCTTCTTCCGTTACCTCATACATTACATCACCACATGCTACTCTTTGCTTGTCTTTTGCCATCAGCAATAAGTTTCTATAAGGTATCTCTTTCACGACTTCTTGGTAAGATAAATGCAGACTATCCATAAAAGATGCAATCTGTCCTAAGAGTGTATCGTTACCTATGGTCGTGGTTTTGCTATCATCCTTGCCGCACTCTTCGCCAAAATTGATAGCGTCTGAAAATCCTTTATAGAGATTAAGGAATAAGCCGTTTGTAAGCCATTGACAACCTCTTCAAGCGTTCCTTTAGATAATTCATCACTAATGGATTCATCGCCTTGTATGAATACGGACAACGCCTTGCAAGCATCATCCAAATTCTTAAGCATGCATAAGACTTCCGCTAAGGTCTTGCCCTCTTCGAAACTATCAAGGTATTTAGCCGCCTTGACCAATTTTATAATTGTAGGTGGTGAAACGTAATAAGCCCTTCCATTCACGATTATCGTTACGGTGTCCTCTCCAAGAATTGCATCCGTAATTAATTTACTTGCCTTACTCATGGTTCTGAATATTAAAAAAGGGGAACGGCATTAACACCATCCCCCTCTATCATTTGTTGCCTATGTCTTATTCTTGTTCTACAACCGCAGAGCCTTCCCATTGGTACTCGCCAGCCACACCATCGATCTCGCTTTCCATAGCAACGGCAGAAATACCCAAAGTGATATTCTTATCCTGCTGGTCACCCTTGGCAACGATAGCCGCATTTGAGAAAACGATGTAGTTCCCTGTCTTGGTCTGAGCAACGATACACTTGTTGATATTAGCCAAATCTTGGCTAGAAGACCAACCTACTGCATCTGCCTCCGTTGTAGTCTCTTCTCCAGTTGCCTTATACATCTTACCACCCTGCAAGTCTACCTTATTCTTCCATGAAAAGACACCAATAGAGAATGTAATTGTCTTAGCACCCTCATCGGTCTTGTCACGATAGTAAACCTGTCCGTTCAGCTCGTTCTTGTACTCGGTAACACTAGGGTCATCCTGAGAATATCCCCATGTTCCCTCATGGCTGTTCTTAACCTCTGTAGCGGTTTTCAACCATGTAGCCAACTTAGCAGGTGTATTTGCCTCGGTAAGAGGAGCACCATACCAAATTCTCTTGATTCCAATAAATGGTTTCATCTTATCTTACGTTTAATGTTTCAAAATCAATAGTAATGTTTGCGTAATGGCAACTCAACCTACTCTCTTGCTCTATGCCGTGGGAGCGGATAGAATAACGATACCATACATCCTCAGCTTTTCCGACCTCATTGTCGGACAGGGTTTGAATAGCCTTCTTTAAAAGCTCGTTCAATTGAGGATTAGCCTCGCCCTCTATATCTTTGAGCAATATGTTTACCTCTATAGTACAATCGTTGAAATATGTCTTGTCTGCACTCATGCGCTTAGGAATGATTACTATCATGCCTTCATCAGGAATCTTCTCACCGACCAAAGGTCTTTCCCCCTCAAGTCCACCCTTTGTCAGATGTCCTTTCAGTCTTCGTTCCAATCCCATAAGTTCCAAGTCATCATAGATTACATGACCAGCATCTATTTCTGTTATCATCGCATATCCTCGATTTCTTTCTTGATATACTGAATACCCGAATCTATAACATCATATCCCCTAGAGGAAACATCAGACGCATATTCCGCTTTGTTGCCAAGGGTCAAGGTGTGGTCATGTACATTACTATAGTTAGACCTTCTGAGATTACCTGTGCGGTTTCGGTAGTTTCCGTTAGCCTTATCAAGCTCAACAGCAGTTTTACCTAACCTATCAAGAAATTCATCTACTTCCCTTTCTCCCTGTGCAAAGAAAGCGTCTATCTCATCCTTTATAACATCAGACATAGATACTCATATAACCAAGATAATTGCACTTAGGGGCATTATAGACCTTTCCACCTCCTCGGTAGCTTCCATCATCGAAATAGACCTGGACTTCATCACCTTCGGAAATCTGGCACTTGTCACAAACAATATGATATTTCGGTGTATATATGCTACCATTCTCGGTAGTGAAATGCTCGGTAGAGTTGTCATCGCACCGACAACGCCCCATTTCTTTCCATTCCTCAGAAGAGCTAATGACCTCGTTGTACTTGTTGACAACCTTATTCACGAACTTCTTCTTTAATATATGAGGGGAATATAACATAACCTAGACATTTACCAAATATCAGACTTATCCGTGATAGTGGAAAGCCCTAAAGCTGCCACCACTTCATTATCCGGAGCAACACCATATTTTCGGCAAAGCCACATATAGTATTGTCCTATCTTAGAGTAGTCCCAAGAGACAGAGAATCCATTTTCGTTCACATTGCTCATATATGGAGCAAGCATCAGTTCCTCGATTACGGAAATCATCGCCTTGCCTACAACCTGCGAATTATCAGACGTATATTCTTCGTCAAGGTCTATACCTGACGATATATCTTCCAATTGGGCATCGGTAATGTTCCAAGCACGCAACTTCTGTGAAATGTATTCTCTTATCTTCATGTGACATCCTTATTTCTGAGCCTGACTCATAGCCTCAGCGATTTTCTTTGCAGCCTCCTGCTCGCTCTTAGTCTTTTCGTCAAGTTCTTCTTCTACATTCTCCTTTTGGGAATTCTCTTCGGTTGACTCGGCAGCATCCTTTTTTGAGGTTTTCTCCTTTTTAGGCTTGCTCTCCTTTTTCTCCTTCAAGACTTCCTTCTTAGGTGTCTCTTCTGACTTCTTTTCTTCTTCCTTTATAGGATTTTCTTTTCCATCATTCAAGACTTCCTTCTTAGGAGTATCTTTAATTTCCTTATCGTCTTTTAGAGGTGCAGAATGGTTATCATCCTGCACCTCCAACATCTTGCAAAGCTTACGTTCGATAAGGGAGTTCATGCGTTCTTCGTCAAAGTCCAAGATTGCACCAACTTCATAGATGGTGTTAAAATGGAACTTATCACGGAACGGACTAATTACCTCACCTCTCATAAGCCTAACCTACCGCTTGTGTTGAGTCCAAAGAGTAGATGGCATCAACGTTATTCAAGATAGGAACAACCATTGCTTGTGAGCTAGTGAACTCACGGAGTGGGTCGTTAGTAGAATAACGGCTAGCCAAGATATACTCATCGGCTGACTGATAAGTAACACCTGCAACTGGTCTTGTAGCTTCGGCTACGTTAGTCCAGAACAAATCACCAAGGTTATCATAGCATGTAAAGGTCATGTGACCCTTAGCCCAAGGGTTGTGTGTTCCCTTCTTGCCGTTAATCTCGGTCTTGATTGTACGGGCTACACGTACCAAGTTGGTCTGCCACTTATTCCTAAAGATAGACGCAATCTGCTCAAAGCTCAAAATAGGAATGTTGCTGTTATCCCCACTAAGTGCAATGCCTTGATTGAAGGCAAACTGAGCACGAACCTGCTTGTTCTTGCCAAGCAACTTAATTGTGTAATCATCAAGATAACAAGTAGTGATGGTATTTTGGTCTTCCATCGCCTTGTCGTAAACCAATTGGATGTCATCAAGAGGAGTTGCATCCTCTGCGTCCCAAGCCTTAGCACCGTGACCAAACTTATTCTTCTCGGCAAAACCTACATCAACTCGGACACCAGTACCACCGGAACGAGTTGCCAAAGCTACACCTGTTGACAGCTCACTGAGGAACATATCTTCAATACGCTCGTAAACCGCCTGAATACAACGAGGAAGGTCTGCAAACAAGTTACGCAAAATCTGTGGCTGAGGCAAACGTTGCGCAATCATGTTATCCAAATCCTTAAGCTGCTTCTCTGACATGTAAAGCTTCATACCAACCTTTGGGATTTGACCCTCAGCGGTTGAAACCTTGTCACGGCTCTTCAATGGAAGTTCCGCATCCATTGATACAACATCAGCAGCAACTCGTGTGTATTCCGCAGTAATTGATGCCCAGCGTCCGTCCTGACTATATGTGTTAGTCAAGTGGTCTCGGTACATATAGGTCAATGCAGTCTGATTCTTGCCGTTCAACTTCTCTACTACACTTGCAACAAGTTGTGGGAAGTATTTATTGACCAACTGAAAATAAAGTGATTTTTCCATCTGTTATCCTCCTTCTTTTAGTCTTTGTCCATGGTTGCATCAGACTCATCGAACTTGTTTGCATCCTCATCGCTAACCAAAGCAATCTTTGGCATAGCTGTAAGGAACGCATCCGGATAGTCTGCACCATTTGCAGCCTTAGCTGCTACCTTGTTAACTTGTCCAGCAGTCATAATTGCCGCTGGCTCACCGTTCAGAATGGAACGATAGAGAACACCCGCATACTTGTAATGCTCCAATGGGTCACTGGCAGTACCCAAAGCCTTATAATTGTCTGTTTCAATAGGCAATGGCTTGTAAGTTCCCTTACCATCTGTCACGATAACACGACCTGCGTAAAGAACTTCATCTTTTACGCCTGTCCAATCCAAAGCACGACCGCCCTTGATGTCGCCTTCCCATTTCTGGATAATGACGGAATCCTCACCAAAGACAATTTGCTTTTTTGTAGTCTTCAATTCCTGATTCATGTTTTTCAATTTTTAAAGTGACTGAACTAATGATGCGGCTACATTGTCAACGTCCTCCTTTGTTGGCTCGCCCTCGCTAGCACGATAGCTGCCCCCGAATTGTGGTTGTTGCAACGCCTTGTAGTTGTTCGCTACCTTGGAGAGGTATGTTTCGATAGCTTCATCTGTAGCATCATCGCTCAAGGTGAAACCCTCGTTGATACGACTTTCGGGAATGCCCAACTCCTTAGCCTTTGATAAAATCTTCGCATCGTGGTCTGCCTTTGCCTTTGCCTTCGCAGCAGCCTCTTCCTTAGCCTTAGCCTCCTCAGCTTGCTTTTGGATAGTTTCTTGCAATTCCTTAATGGTCTTGCTTTGCGCCTCCATCTGTTCGTTGTAAGTCTTGGCTTGGTCTGTGTTCTTCTGAGTCAAGGTCTCAACGAGTTTCTTGAACTCTTCACGTTCCTTGGTTCTTGCTTCATCTGAAGCTTTCTTCTCTGCTGCTTGCTCTTCAAAGTATTTTTTGAGATAATCCGGCATTTCGTTTTTCTTTGCCAATTCCTCCAAGCGTTTCTTTTCGGCTTCTTCAGCGGCTTTCTTGGCTTCTTCGTCAGCTTTCTTCTTGGCTTCTTCTTCAGCAGCCTTGCGTTCAGCATCTTCTTTAGCCTTCTGTGCCTCCTCGAACTTTTTCTTGGCATCGGTAACTCTGCGGTCATTGTCCTTTTGCAAGGACTCCAAAAAACTCTTTTGACTAGCAACCACTGTCTCGATGTTGTCATCAGTAACAAGCCCCATCTTATCAAGCATTTCGGCATGTGCCTGAAGAACTTCATCACCTAACCCAAGAGACTTATACTCTTGTTTTAGTAACTGGAAAATTTTATCTTTCATTCTTTCGATATATTTGTTAAAACTAGTGCAAAGATAATACGAAAAGAATAATTAACACACTAATCCATTTGCAAGTATCTCACTTTTGCTTAAAAGTGAGTAATAACGGCATTTTTAAGCGATTTAAGGCTATTTTATCACATAAACGAATAATTTTATAGCAACACAAAACAAAACACCTTATATAACAAAAAAAACGCCAAATATCCTCACGGACATCTGACGCTTGTCGAATAAAAAGAACCTAAACATTAATCTTCTAAAAGTTTATTACATTTCTCATATAACCCAAATGATTCAAATTAGAATAGAACCGTCCATCACGCTCTATGAATTTACCGGACTTCACAATCTCACCATTATGCAACATTGCAAACTTAGAACCATGAGCTGTCCATTTGTTCATTTCTTTCATATGTTCATCAGAACCCCAACCATATTTCTTGATAGTAGGATAAATGAAACGTTCAAAGCAAATTTGACTATCTGTTTTATCATGCTCGGAGCAAATCGGGAGCACTCCATTATGTGCGAACCAATAACCTGCCTTGTAGAATGGATGGCAATTCTTGACACAGACAGAACCATGTGTAGCAAATCTGAAATGTATGATTACATTCTCATTTATATCTCGCTTCATCAATCTACGGATAAATGTAGAGAAATGCAAACTCTTGTAATGGTCAGACTCGCTCACAAAACCGCAACCATCGGGATTTCTCATATACGCAGCCTTTAGTTCATCTACGGATGGCAAAGCAACACCTTTCGGACATACAATAATAACACACATATCTTTACCCTTTCTTTTTCTTAATAATACTTTGATTTCTTTGTGTCCTAGGGCTTTTACCCTAGGACAACATTAATTAATCGTTATTGGTTGCAAATGCATCCTTACGACTCTGGAAGAAAGCCTTCTCTTCTTTATTCAAGAAAGGTATATCTTCGATATTCATAACCTCACTAACAAAGACATTACTGCGAGACCAACCGACAAGCTTTGCGCAGAACTTAACCCACATTTCAATCTTTTTGTAATTGGTTGAACCTTGATGCTGGCGAAACTCGATAGTCTTGTGACGTGCAAAACTCTCTGCATTGACCTTGTAATATCTGTCTCCATGAAATACATTACGTCTAATATCGTAATTGCCACGGCAATTAGAGAAATCTTTGTCAAGCAAGCTGGCTGCCCAACGGCAATTGCCTCTTCTTGAAGGAGCCATGAAGCTATCAATCAATTTTTCAAGCTTCTGATAATTCTTGAAGACGTTAACATATTGCTCACCTGTCAACTTTGCTGCACCGATATGAACGTGAAGACCACAAGTAGAATTTACTCTTGCACCTACGGCATCCAAAGACTTGATAGCCTTCTTTAAGGTTTCCATACCATTTATATTGCCATTCAATACCGGACTTACAACCTCGTTAGGGTCAACATCACCACCAACTGAAGAATCACTAACAATCTTGAAATAACTCATGTTGTCGGTGTGGTTATAGCCCTCAGAATGAATATCAACACCATTCTGACGACCTGCCTCTATCAAGGCATTGCGCTCGGCATGAACACATTCTATCTCAACACCGAATGTATAAACGAATCTCGTTGAAGTTGAACCACTTGGCACACAAACCTTCAACATATCGGAGATTTCTTTCTCACGAAGACCGCAAGCCTTCAATGCAACAATCTTTTCGTTGCGAGGCATCTTTGACTTCTTGATTTCGTCAATAGTCTCGATTAATGACTTCTTTGAACTTGCGAATGAAAAACCAGTCTGCTTAGACATAATCAATTGTGCTAGTTGTTTCGGGTCTTACCCCTTGGTGTCGCTCTCACCTTATTGAGTGAAACTTGTCACTCGGCAAATCAACCAACTTATCTTGATTGACGATGCAAAGATACGAATAAGTTTTGAAACATGCAAGTTTTTTAATGTTTTTCTTTCGTATTTTAACCTTTCATAACTGATACATGAGTCTTGTTAACATTCCTGTTTTTATTTTACCTTATTATATATAAAAAAGGCTTCGATGTTCACACACCAAAGCCTAAAAAACTTTACTAACTAATTACCAATTTTTATCGACTATCTTTTTAAATCATCACCAATTTCTTCTTCTACTCCCAAATCTGGTAGTCTATCATACGCTTTTTGGTCATCACCTCCTTCAGACTTGACACCTAGCAAGTAACCATTCCGAAAAGCATAATATACCAGCTTTTCCATATCTTTAGCCGTTGCGTTATCTGTCAAATGTAGCGTGGCGTACAATCCCATCAAGAACTTCCGTACATCTTTTGGATATACCTTGTTGTTCTTTTCTAAAGCGACTGCCATTCTTAACGGACTTTTCATATTCTTCAATTTTTCGTTAAACCATCAAATGAAGCACAATAGAGAGCCATTCCGCTTGTTCCCCTAGTTCATAGACTTATTCACAACTTTATTCGTCTCATCTGCATCCTACGTTTGCCCATTGACAGATGTCCGAGATTCCAACAAAACAAACATCACGGCTCTCTTCTTGTGTATCATTGTGCCAACGGAAGGATTCGAACCTTCGACCCTAGGATTAAAAATCCTATGCTCTGCCACTGAGCTACGAAAGCGTAAAGGAATGATTGGATTCGCACCAACGCCCCCTTAGTTACCAAGCCAAGTGCTCTACTACTGAGCTACATTCCTCGTATTATGACAAAAGTTCTCGTGGTGCAAGGGAGATTTGAACTCACCGAACCCACAATGGGAATAGATTTACAGTCTATCTTCTTTAACCGCTTGAATATCGCACCTTTTGTGGAACATATACCAATTCCACCTTGTTGCCCCAAGCGGATTCGAACCACTAATGACAGAACCAAAAACTGTAGTGTTGCCATTACACCATAGGGCAATTTTGTATGTACTGCATAAAGGATTCGAACCTTTGAATACCAGCGTGAAAAGCTGGCGACTTAACCACTTGTCTAATGCAGCAACTAGGGTCTCTCACCCTAATAAGAGTTGCTTGTTATAGTCTAGCTGGACTGGGTAATGTGGAAACCATGCCGTAAACTCCTAAGTCTTGACTTATGGTAGAAGCGACCTCTCAGAAGGCCATCTGTTTCAAACACGATGCAAAGATAAGCATTTTTTCTTATACTTGCAAGTGTTTTAGTGTTTATTTATATTCTTTTGATGAATTTTACATCACTTACCCTTGTAGAGAATGCCACAAAGAGTTTCTACAAGTTTCTTTGCGTCATCACCTTTGATTTCGATAACATTTGAAATTCCATCAGGAGCATCATCGCCTTTCTGTTCCTTATCCAAACGCTTACGGAGAGCCAAATCTGGATTCTCAACCAAGATAGAGTCTAAAGCATAATTGCAAATGCGGCTTGCAAGTTCCTCGTTACCATTCGCATCACGCACAAACTCATTCTTGCCTTCAAGAATATCCATAATCTCGTTGTACTCTTCAGCATTCTCACAATTACGTGAAAGCATACCAATCACCTTGTAACGATCAATCTCAAAACTGACCTTTAATTTGTCTTTATTCATTTCTGTTTACTTGATTTATAAATTAATTAATTGCGTCTTATATTCCACATGCTTTCAGCAGGGCCAACCATAACATCAATATTAGCTCCTTGCTTATTTGCTACTGTTTCAATCCACTTAAGGTTGATAAACTGACCAGCGGAAAGGTTCATTTCTTCCATATATGCCTTATCTGCCTTTGCCTTTTGTCGCTCAGCCTTTTCTCTTGCTATCTGCACTTCATATTCACGTTCTTGTGTCTGCTTGGCTTGCACGACCTTTGCCGTGCGGTTCATTTCATTAAGCTGTTCCTTGTTTGGTGTAGCTTTACCAATGATAACCTCCTTTATGATGATAGGCATCTGCTTTTTCTTTGATAGAGCATTCACATAGTCCTGCATCTGCTTGCGTATCTTGTTGTCAATCTGATTAAGCACTTGCCGATTCGACATCAAGTCAAATGGGGAATGCTGAGAAATATGGTCTCGAACCAGATTGCAGAAATAATTGTTGAGATTAGTATCAAACCATTTCTCTCCATAATTCTGCAAAAGAATTGGGGACTTGCCTTGCTCAATCTGAGTAATGATTACAGTATGGAAGTCAAGTGGCGTGTTATCGTCACTAAACAAATCATCTAAGGTAATCTCATGACGGACTGGAACAATCTTGAAGTAATAACCACTCGTTGACCACCAACACCAAGTGAGACCAGTCTGCACTGCTTGCTGTTCAACACCTCCATGCCCAATAAACCAAGGCTTCTTTACGATTACGGCTTCTTCGTCTGCATCGGGAGAAACCGAATGACAACTTGTAAGCGCACTCATGCCGAGTATCGCAAAACAAAACATTAAGATAATTTTCTTCATTCTTAATTTGATTATTGTGTTATATTATACCAAAAATTCCTCTCATAATAAAGTTCTCCCTTTTTCTCATACCGGATAGCATCTGACTCTTCACATAGCTGACGGATTCGCATATACAAGCGTTTGTCCAGCTCTTCTTCAAACAAAAGAGACAATTCCTTCCAATTGTCAACAACTGGTGTAAACCAAGGATACTGCACCTTCACAGCTTGTAGCTCATCCAAGGTTACGTGTCCGTATTCTACCATGTCATAGCATCTACGGAAGTCACTATTGTCTTTAGGAATATTCAAATCTTTCTTTCGCTTTACACCCATCAATGCACTCCACATAGTCATTGAAGAGATACCTGTATCACAAGTGGCTACCCACTCTATCATTCTTTGCTTGTTCATCTTCTTTTATATTAATCACGCTAAGTCTCTTTATTAACTCTTCACATGCTTCTTTAGTTAAGATGCACTTCTTGGAATCTTTAATACCAATAATCTGTTCACGAATATCAGCATCCGTGTCGTACACCTCCTGTAGTTTTTTCTGAAACTCAATTACGTCTTCGTTGGTGAGTTTACCTTTCTTCTCAACAATTTTGTTTGTTATATTCTTATAAACACATTCGAGTTCAGAACATAAACGAGCTTCTAACTTCATCATTATTGCGTGTACAAAAGTATCATAAAGTCTTTCCATCTTGTATTTCCTCCGAAAGTCTTTTGATTACCTCGTTATCTTTATTCTCAATGCGAGCCTTTAAGATACTCTTGAAAGCGGCATCCATTGCCTCGTATCTACTGGAATATTCCTTACCATCCGTATGACACAAGCCTTCCTCTACACACCATGATGTAGTTTGCCAACAAAACTTACCTTTCGAAATGTTTGCAACACAAATATAGTAACCGAAATGCTCTAAAAGCCAATCTAACACCATATCATAGCTTGGAGCGGATATTGCCGGATGCTTACTATTCAACTTTAAGGCAGCAGAAAACTCAATATTGGATTTTTCCCACTCGGAATTTGAGTAAGCAATATAACTGCCATAATGCTCACTATATTTTCCACCCTTACGAACACCACCCTTTGCTGTCCAAGGGCTGGCGTAAGCCCAAAATTCGGCTATCTTCTCATCGTAGCCAACCTCCTTCAGAAGCTTGGCTATTTCAAAGGGAACTACCTTTGGTTTTATCGTCTGTTTATTAGCCATTTTTCACCCTTTCTAAACTGAACCCGATTCTGACTTATCTAATTCATCAATCGCCTGTCTAAGCAAAGGAAGAACCTTATCCAAGTCTCCGAAATCCGGTACGACTTCATTAACTCGCAAGATTGCTTGACCTAACAAGCTCTTAATCTTTTCTCTGTCCATTGCTCTTCTCGGTTTGTTTCTCTAAGTCTTTTAAATCTACCTTCTCAAATCGAGGAACTGGATTACCATCTACCTCAACATTACCAAAGAACATTTCCTTTGGTCGCACCCAAACTTCATGCTGTCCGCACATTGCTTGATACGCAACCTTAGCTTCAGAAGTCTCGCTATCAGTAACCTCACCAAGGTACTCATAGAAATTGCCCTTATAGTGTCGGTAAATCGGCTTACTGAATCCACCATGCAGCCAATCGGCTTTGCCGTTGATTTTCACGTACTCCCTTACCGCATCGCACTTACAGGACTTATTCAGCTCTTCTACCCAATCAAAGAAAGCTTGTTTGTCCTTGATCTCTTCACTTGATACCATGAAGAGATAAGTGCAAAGAAGCATCTTACCTGCATCAGTATCATATTTCTTGTTCACCTCTTCAGCTAATTGCATCATAGGTGTATCTAAGCGATAATTCCAACTCATAATCTATCCTTTCTTACTTTTTAAATTTGCCAAATCCTCTTTCAAACGTAGATGGAAATTATCTTCTCCATCATCACCGGAAAGAAGCCAATCAATTCTTTGGGCATAAACCTGAGCTTTCTTCAGAAGTTCAATACCCTTCTTGAATTCCTTAATAGTCTCTTTAGATAAGCCATATCTGTTAGGCATCGTATGATGATGCTTTCTAACATACTTGTCTTCTTCCTCCTCTAGCCATCGGTCTTCGAGAAAGCATCTTTCATCTTCCTCATCCAATGGATGACCATCAACATAATCTTCTATCTTTGTGTATATGTCAGCAATCCTATACTGAGCATAATCAAAACGTCCACCACTCATAGTCTTTCAACTTCAAAAATTTGAACTTACTTCAACGCACTCAACCTTGCTTCTAGCTGTTGAATGATATTGTCTATTGTCTTTCCCCTATAGTCAATAGCAATGTCCTCCAAGACTTCAATCTGAGCTGCAATTTTAATTCTATCTCTTACTACTGTCATAATCAATCTTGTTTATCATGATGCGGTGCTTGCAAAGTTGTAATGAACAACATAAACATAACCGCCATACATTTTTCCAATAGTTACTTCAACGTAATCAAAGATGATGTCGCCATCCATCTTGTAAGAAACCAAAGGCCCAGTAGGGAATGCGTTGTGCTCTGTATAGTAACGATACACTTCTTGTGATAGTAACTGCTTGAATACATCAACCTCACCATCCTTTGAAAAAACACCTTTAAACTCATCTTCATTGTCGATTGCAACAACTACTCCAAGTTCTTTTCTTACACATACACCTTCGTTTGTACCACTTTGCTCATTATACAAGACTGGTAATGTGTAAACACCTCTTGATTCTTCCATATGCTTATTCTTAGTTTTGTATTTTGTTTTCATCCTTCAAGTTGCTTGCATTGAGCTAAGTCTATCGCATACGCCCAACGCTTCGGAACAAAAGACTTCGTAGGTATGAACCTATCCACACGCTCAATACATACATTTTGCGTCTGGTAAATCAATACGTCAGAGCCTTTTTCCAGCAACTCTACTAGAATTGTATGGTCTAGCATCGGGAACTTATCAATATCATGCCAGACTTCACCGCCTTCAATGAAGGAAGGTTTAATATGATTAATCTTTTTTGCCATCACTTACCACATATAAAAGGGTTTGACTTATATTCGTTAGTTATGGTCTCGCAACTACCAAAGCACCACAAATCCTTGGATTGCTCCTTGTGTAACCTTGATGACTTTATATAATAGCCATTGTTGACATCGTAATGCTTACGTATCATGATATTGTCGTTTACCACTCCGACCTCATCATCCGTAATTACATAGAACATTCGACCATCACTAAATGCATTTAAGCCTTTGTACACTCCATTAGAGACAACCATCTTTTCATAGCCGTTCGTCTCCCAGTTGGCATAATCCCAGATGGTTTCCAAATCATCATCATTCAAAAGGTTATTGTCAATAATAACCTTGCCGATAACCTTGAATTTGCCATCTTGCATCATTGCCTCAACGACAAATTCATCGGCAGCGTTGAAATCGCTAATCTCTATGGGTCTCATAATACTTGTGCTTAATATTCTCGTAAATCACCCTCTTTGCAGCCTTTGCTCTTCTGTTATTATCAGAAAAGACATCATCATACAAAGACATATCTTCACTCTCAAAAGCCACATGCTCACCTTTGTAGCAAGCATCAAAGCGGCATCCTTTTTCGGACTTAGCCGCAGTAAACTTTATCTTACCAAACTTAATCTGCATAAGCCCTATCCTAGAAAAAATATTAATGATACTATTTCAAGAGCAAACAAAAATGCTAATGCATTCTCAATTGTGAATACCTTTTTCATTGTTTCAATACAGTTTTACGTGTGTCTCACGCTCTAATTTATATTGTAAGGGGATTTATATCCCCTTTATTGTTCTTACTTTAAAACTCGATAAGTTTCGTAGAAATCGTGAAAACTCTTCAAGTAGCCTTTCTCTGTCAAAGAGTTTAAGATTTCTTTCAACTCATCCTTGGTATTATCCAAATCGAAATCATACAACTCAGCAAATGTAAAGTACTTGTTACCCCCAATTACATCAGCCATCACTTCGATATTGCCATAAACCATTGTTTCTTTCTTACTCAATCTAGTATTCATAACGAATCACAGTTTTTAAGGTGTGTCTCACCTTTTTAAAATTAGTAACCTTGTTTCTTAATTACGATGCAAAGATACAAATAATATTTGAAACATGCAAATTATTTAATGTATTTCTTTTATCTTTTAACGCTTATTATATCTAGATGTATGAAATTAACTTTCTGTAGCAGAAAAAGCCAAAGAATCCACCATTTCGTTATACATATTACCTCTATGAGCCTTTACCCAATGGTATCTAATCGTCTTGTCTTTTGCTACCTTATTATATATAGGCTGCAAATCTCCTAACTTGCATGCTTGTATTCTCTCTATAGCTACTTGGCAATCCACATATACATCAACGGAACATGAAAGAGGGCAATCACCCAATGCATGAATAACCGCCCTTATTTCAGCTCTCACCGAATCGTTCACTTTAGCTGTGATAAAAGTATATTTCCCACTTTTGATAATAACTTCCTTATGAAGAACAAGCCAGCCACAACCACACTTTTCTTTCTTACTAGAACCATCGGCATACACCTCGTAGCGCACACCTTTTGCCTCATCAGCAATCATCTGAGCAACAACCTCCAAAGAGTCATTGCTCATCACCTTGGCTATTTGCTTGGCTTTCTTCTTCATAAACGATTAAATCAAACCTCGTTCCTTGAACTCATTCATCAATGGTGTTGCCAAGACCTCAATATCTGGATGAGGCTTTCCGGTCGTACCAAGACTTCTCAGCTCGAAGAAATGCTTCCAATCGCTCACAAATGCGGTATGAATCAACTCAGTGTTGGTATCAAGAGGAAGTATTGTTCTCGCATCCTGTGGCTTAAGACCATCATCCTTGACCAAAGACAAATACATCATTTCACATACTCTATTGGCAAACCACCATTTTTCTACCGGACTCCAATGCTCATAACTACCGAGGTTCTTTGATAGGTCAACAAATGTTCCACCATCAAAAGACGATGGATTAACCGAATCATCTTCTCTAACCCACTTTGGCTTATTGATAGCAATCTCGCCTCCGAACTTATCTTTACTATAGTTACAATATCTAGTGCTTTGTTCCGCTACGGAATCTACACGATGTCTGTTAGCCTCTCTACTTACCGCAATCTGTGTAGTAAATCGGACTGTTATTCGCTTTTCATGCCATTCCGTAGGCTCGCAGATATAGTCCAAATCCTCAAACCAGTTATTTTCAACTATCACTCTGTAGTTGGTTGTGATATAGTAGTCACTGCCAATCTGCATCACCTTTGAATATTTGTTCTCACGATAGTGCTTGACCAATAAAGACTCAGGTACAAAAAATCCTTCTTCATAGGCTACATGGAGGTAAATCGTTCCATGCTCACACATGGCAAGATGATTGCTGCTTACCATACGCTCAACGAAAGGCTTTGCGCTGTCTTTATCTATCTTCATACTTGACGCATAGCAAGTACGACCACACAACTCTATCTGTTTATAAACTCCATCCATGCCCTCACCTTGGGATAGGATTTCATATTTTGGCTCTAATATCTTCATATCCTTATAAGTTTTGAAATTCGAACACAAAGATAACTATTATATTCCACTCTACCAAAAATTAGCATTCAGTTTAACAACACTTATCTATATTGTGAAAAACAAAAACTTTCACCATAAAAAAAAGAGGAGAGTGCATCACGCATTCCCCTCCTATTCAATTATATATCAATATTACTACAGTTGTTCTAGTGTGTCTCACCGCTTGCAAACATATCTCCTTGACTAGATGGCTTGTAACCGATGATTTCCAACACCTCCCCAAACTTGTTGTCATACCACTTTGGAATGGTTTGTCCAGGCACATCCTTGTAGATGTCATTCAAAGCATACTCCAATCCTTTCTCTGTGACGGAATAGTACTTGTGAACCTTGCCGTGCGTACCCTTTCGGGTCTTCTCTTCCAATAAGCCAGCAGCCAATGCCAGCTTATTGAACTTGATGGCTGATAACTCGACACCACGTTCTTTCAATAATTCACTGACTGCGTGCGAAGCACCATTCGAAGCGTGGACGTAATCGGGAACAGGAACACCATAAGGCTCTGCTATCTGGCTCACCAACTGCAAGCGTGCGGCATCACTATATCGCAACGAGTCCATTACCCAATTGGCAACCGTCAACTTATCTTGCAAGAAACTTTGCTGAGGCTTCATTTGCTCGGCTCGCATCTTGGCTTGTACCTGCTCACGATGGTTGATTTCCAACTCCTCCCAACGCAAAACCAACTTCGCTCTTGCCTCGTCATTGAACTTGGTAGCAATATAAAGACTCTCACGTTTGGTAAGGTAATAGCAAGGTCGCTCTTGACCATTTGCATCAAGATAATACCCCAAGGAAAAATTTCCCTCGGCTACCTTCTTCCAAGGCTCTTCCATCTTGCGAATAGCTTTTAATACATCTGCATGAGGCTTACCTGCCAACTCCGCAATTTCCAACGAGGTGATTCGTTCTTCTCCATAACCTGTCATACCAGATTTCACACTACCCGATGGGAACACTGGCGGATTCACCATCATCCGGTTTACATTTTCTGTCATAGTAACTCCAAATTTAAATTGTTAATACTTAAACTTGGCTGTGGTGGAAACGAAAAGCCCCATCCGCTAAAGTCACGAGTGCGGACAGGGCTTGTGTCATTCATCCACTATTGTAGAGCGATGGACGGAATGACGACACTCCACGCTTGGAGTTAATGAAATAATATCTTTAATATAAATTATTAATTATCTCAAATATCAGTCAGTCGTGCGCTCTACTTCACAACCTTGTTATTTTCGGCTGCAAAGTTAATGCTTTTCTTGTTAACTTGCAAACGCTTTAGTGTTTTATTTAAAACGTTAACGTTTGTTTTGCTTTGGAGGACTTCTGTCCTCACCAGCACGACCAATTCTTATGGCACATTTCTGCACATTACTTCTTCTTTCCATTATTCACGGAATTTAATTGTTAAACATCAAAGATAATGTACAGTTGTTTCGGTGTGCCTCACCTTATATATTGTTACGCTACCATTGATAGCATTTCTTTTGATTGCATCTGAATCCATTGGCAACCATTCTTTCTAAAAAAGATGTCCGAATCGAACCGCTTGCCATCCACGATAATGTGGCTACTTTTGCATTCGAACTTATGGTTTCGGGTCAATGGTATCAAAAGGTACGTATTGTCCTCTTTTTTGTCGTACACAAGCGTCAAGTCCGTGCCGATAACCTGCGATACCACCTTGCGACCATCTGAGCTTAAAACACCAATCCTGCCATCATGCTCAACATAAAGAGTATTCATCAAATCCTTATCCATATCTTAGTTCTTTTTAAATCGTTAGTAACCTTGTTATGCCGCAACTCTAATCAAGTTGTAAGCCTTAAATTGTCTCCACTCACCCTTGACCATATCCCAGTACTTGATACAGTCTCTGTAGGTCTTACCCTTGCCATTAGGCACATAGTCAATCTTATCTTGTACCAAAGTACCAAATGCCTGACGGATAGAACCATCCACCTTCTGAAAGTAGAACTCGACAACTCTCTTCTTCATCGCCAACTTCAACTTCAACACTGCCCAAGCTTGCTTCAAGCACTCTGACCAGCTCATTGTTGCTGATTTCAACTCAAAGGCTCTGTGTGCCATTGCCATCACTTCTCTCATCATATTCTTAAATGAATTAGCCATAATCTTTCAATTTTAAAGGGTTGAACAAAATGTTACTTGCAAAGTCCAATACTCTCACGAAGGAAACTCTTTGCCTCGGTGTTGCTCATCTGCAACTTCTTCTCGATGAGGTTAATCATCTTGTTTGTGTCCTCCTGTGTGTTGAGGTTGTTGCTGACGAACTCAACCATGATGAACTTCTGTATCATATTCTTTCTAACCATTGAAGTAGTCATATTGCTATACCGTTTTACGAGTGCCGACTCGGCTGCATAGCAGCAATTAATAGTTAAACTTTAAAGCCTTTATCTCTTAAAGACGTTGCAAAGATACAATAAAGTTAGCATAACGCCAAATTATTTTGCTTAAAAATTCGCATAATAGTAAAGTTTTAACCTTTTTAAATAGCATATAACTGAACTTTTACATTCGTTAATATTATATTGCCAAATTTATTTGTATCTTTGCACCAACAAATTCATTATTATAATAATATGGCAAAAGCAAAATCACCAAAAAGTGACACCTTATATAAAATAGGTGAACGAATTAAAGAATATATGGATTACGCCAATATGACCGCTAAAGAGCTTGCTAACGCTCTCGGTATGGCAGAATCCAGTATTTCTCTTATCGTGAATGCAAAGACCGCTCCAAGGGTAGAAACTTTACACTTGATTGCGCAAGCATTAAAAATAGAAGATTGGCAACTTTTTACAGACAAAATATTAATAAGTCAAGAAGAAGTTGAAAAAAAGACATATCCTATAGAACCGGATTTCATCGCCCTCATCAAGAGCGGAAAGGAGACCTATTCCGCATCGTCCGTTGACGAGGCTATTGGTATATTAGAGAAATTGAAGAAGTAACAATTAATAATTAAAACTTTAAGGTTATGAAAAAGAAAATAACATTTTCAATTATTGGTGTCGTAGGCATCATCTTGACTATCGTTTGTTTATTGCAAGACGTAGGCAAGGAGGCTGAAATGCAGTATTTCGGTGGTGACGCTTACACTGGTATGCAACACGCAAGTGCTTACGCTGCTAACAACGTATTGGCTCTTACAAAGCTCATTAAGGTTGGATTCTCTTCCTTGTTGTTCTTATTGTCTATCTTATCATTAGGATATGGCTTCTTTTCTGAACCCGAGACAAAAACTATCGAAAACAAAGAAAGTGAGGTCACCAATGAAGAGAATGCTGATTAGTTTATGTTTGTTCCTTGGATTGTTATTCATTGCATCATCATGCGGCAACAAGAAAGAACTTACGGAGAAGGCAGAAAAAGCATTCGTACCTTATATTCTTAAAGAATACGATGGGTATAGATTAAATTATGATATTGAGGACGTATGGTATAGCAAACTATATGTGCTTTCTTGGAAGAAATACAATGACAACGACATTATTCCTGCTTATCGAATTGATTTTACAAGGCAATCCGTTGATGAAATCATAGCACAATCAGAAATGTCAAATCCCGAACCACCTTTTCGTTATGTAATGTTTGCAGAAATTCACTTGAAACACAAAAAGACAAAAGAACGTGAAACTGCTTACGAAAGCGTTGAATTTGACTCTAATTTGAATCCTAAGCGCATATCCGACTTGGAGACAAATTATCTTTATACTGAGTATGAAGACAGAAAGCACAAAATGCTTGATGCTCTAGACAAATTACATTTCGACAAGAAAAGCGAATAAAATAAAGATATATACAAAAAAGAGGAGCGCATCATACGTTCCTCTTCTTTGTTTACAATCTACTCATCTTATCTTTCAATTCGTGTATATCATTGAATGCTTGCAACATAGGCTTATGCCATCGTTCTTGTCGCTCATCAATCGACTGCAAGTACATCAAGCTTTGTGCAAGGATAGTCCTACCCTCATCAACAGCTAACCAAATGTTACCTACATTACCCATAATAGTATTCACGCTAGCCGTTAATAAACTGCCATCTGCACCACCATTACGAGCTGCAATAGCATCCAACTTGGTATTTATAAGCTTTGTTTCCTCATACGTTCCCTCTGTTGCAATCTGCACCGCTGTGAAACGACCATTCAACTCTTCTCCTGTATCTTGGCTCATTGATTCAAAAGAACCGGAAGAAGCGGACTGCTCGTAAGATTGCTTGTAACCCGTTATTTCGGCTACTTCATCTCTAATCTTCAGTCCTTCTTGAACCATTTCATCATACTTTTCCTTCAAGGCAGTTATATCCGTCTTAGACAATTTGCCGCCATTTGCCTTAGCTCGTTCCGTCCACTCATCATAGAATGCTTGCATATCATTACCCAACAAATCATCTACCTTAGCTTTCAGAACGGCTTGCATAAGCATCTTGGAGAAATTATCAGAGAAGTCCTGAGCAGAGGAATTCATATCCATCAAAGTATCTATGAACTCGCTCTTCAAACTATCGAAAGATATTTGTGTCAAACTTTCTGCAAGGTCATCAGCAATATCCTCTAATGTTCCTGCCTCAGCCGCATAGTCTTTCAACTTTTCAAGAACTCTATCTCCATAGCCACCCTTACCTGTATTCTTGATAGCCTCAACAACATCTGGATTCTGCAAAATGGCAGCTGCTTCATCAGCAGATTGCAAGTCGTTAAGATTACCATTCCATTGTCTGCCTATTGCATCGGACACCTTTTTGATTTGCTCTTGCGAAAATCCTCGAAAATAAGCGTTAAAACTGTGATGAGAGCCATGATAACCCATTTGCGCCTCCATGATACTCTTTAAATTTTGTTCTTTCTCCTTTTGGAGGTTTTCGGCCTTTTGAGCATCCTCTACGGCTTTAATGCCACTATTCTTGTCTATGGAATCTCGCAACTTGTCTATAGCATCCGTCAAGATTTCATTTCTATCCGTCAGTTTGTCTATAGTCCGGTTTACTTCTTTTGCGTTTCCACCAACTCCAAACAAACTATTGAATCCACCAAACGATATTGTATTGAGAATATTACCAATGCCGCTTACCAAAGACCCTCCTATCTGTGTGATAAAATCACCACTTAGGATATTCTTCAATATACCATTGACCGCATTCAGAACTGTATCAATCAAGCTACTAATCAATGTTCCAATACCATCTTTCAAAACATCGAGTATCTTCAAGATGGCAGATACGATTTGACCTATTAGTCCAGCTTTTGACAATCCTTCACTTAGCGCATCACCAGCTTTCTTGCCAGCGTCAGCGGCTGCGTCTGCGGCTTCCTTGCCCATATCCTTCAGACCATCAGCCGCTTTCTTAGCCTCATCCAAAGCTTTCAATCCGTCAATTCCACCCTTAAGTTGGTCGAAACTATCCCAAAGAGATACCAAATCGGATAGTCCAGAAGTAGAAAGAAACTCATGGATAGCAGAAATCGGTTGCGTCACATTCTGTGTCGTTTGAGCCAATTTCTGACCACTAGTACGGACTTTTGTGTTAGCCGCAACAATCTTCTTGCCGGACTCCGCTAACTGGCCTTGTACTTTATTCAAATCATTTTGCAATCTAGCTTGCTCTGCGACATTGCCCGATTTTTTCGCATTCGCTATCTGATTTTGCAAATCCTTAATGCGAGGTGTAAGCTTGGTTTCTGTTTCAGTATATTCCTCTTGGGCAATTTTCGCATTCTTCAGAGCCTCCTGATAAGCTACAACGTCCCTTGCAAGGTCTTTCCAACCCAAATCACTTGTATTACCAATCGAATTACGGATATTCTGCATAGCATCAACGATACTCTTCTGCTGGTCTGCACCCAAATTTTGGAACTTATCCGTACCTACGAATTTATCCAGATCTGCCAATAAAGGAACAAGCGCATCTTTCATAATGCCACCAACATTTCCGAAGACTTGATACCAGTCTATCTTCTGCATAATAGCACTAGTCTCAACCGAATCCGTCTCTTTCTTCTGCTCTTCTTTCAAAGATTTTATCTTCCATTGCTTGTTTGAGTCCGAATCCGTAGAGTTTTCAACCTCGCTAATCCTCTTAGCATAATCGGCAGCAATAGCTAACTTCTGCTCTTGGAATGTACCATAAGTCTTCAGATAATCGTACATGCTTTGCGCTTCTTTAGCAAGCACATCCTCATTCTGCTTTACAGCCTTATCCCGAATTGCATTCATCTGATTAGCAACATTCATGCCTATGGTCATCTCCATGCCATTTACCTTAACCGGATTACCCTTGCTATCCTTCATGGTTTCATTCAAAACCTCATTCTTATACTCTTCATCGGTTTTGCTCTGTTTCCACATATTAGCCTTACGACCTTTGCCGGAATTAACCCAAACAGCTTGGTCACGCTTTTTCCTAGCCTCAACCAATTTGTCTATACCTTCTTCTACCGCCTTTCTCTCCTTGTCGGCATTCTCGGTAATCTGAGCCAATTCCTTGCTATAACCCTCATTCATCGCATTGATGCGGTTCTTGGTCATGTCTTGGATAGCTTTCTCCGAATAGGATGAAATAGACTTGGAATAGTCCTCCTCAGCCTTCTTGCGTTCATACGCTCTTGCTTGTGGGTCATCCGTTGCACCTGTTTTCTTTGGAGTAGTATGGGTTGTGTTTGATATTGTTCTACCCTTCTTATTTGCATTTCTTTTGTCTAGTTCCCATTTTGCTAATTGTGCATCATTGAAACTTTGTTGTTGATTTCTAAATACACCATTTGTTTTAAGAATTAAATTACGTCCATGATGCGTTTTCTTATAATCACCTTGTGTTTTGGTGTCTCGTAATCTTCTATTCAATAAGTCTTTTAACTGTGAATCTGTCATTGACTTCATCCAAGATGGAATTTTACTATCATCAACGTTAATTAGTAAATTCAATCCATAAGTTCGACTCCAAACACTAATAAGTTGTTCCGTTGAAGAAGTTAATTCGTCTATGGACATCTTATTCCGCTTATTTACCCAATTATTTCGAGCTTGTGTATTACTCCAATCAACTCCTTTTAAGATTACATTGTTTACCGCTTCTTCGGCTCTCTTATAACTATCTTTCAACGAATTTACAGAATCAACATGACGCAAAATAGAATTCTTCAAACTTGCTAACTGAAAACTATTGTATCCCATTTTTTTACCCCATTCTTCAAATGGTACTAACATCGAGCGAAGAGCGGTATCATAGTCTTGTGCCGCCTTTGCATATTCTAAAGTTACCTTTGTGGCATCATCCATACTTTTCTTTAATGAGCCAATCTTTTCTATCGTACTATCGGGTACAATCTGTTTAAACATCATTTGAACAGCAGATATATCTTCCTTCTTGATATGTTGTCCAAAATCCAACCAACTTCCACCTAAATCATCCGCAAACTTATCGTCTAAAGATTTGCGTGCCTCTTCATATTTGGAAGCTATCGACATCAAGGCATTTGCCCTCTCTCTCTCATCATTTTCCAATTGTAATGATGCAGTAAATTCATCGTGCTTGTTTTTTAAAGTTTCTAAATTTTCCTTTTCACCATCACATTTAACACCATATTGCTCATAAACACCAATAAGCTCTTCCTTTGCTTTTTTATGTGCATCGGTACTACTATCAGTATTCTTCATTACATTTAACAAGGCTTCTACCTTATTGGTAGTTAGACTAGCCGTTTCGCCAAAATGAGAAGTATCAGCCGATATTTCTTCGGTCTCATCTCCAAACATAGAAAACACGGAATACAAAGTTGTACCTAGTGTTATCAATGCACCTATTGGGTTAGCAGCCATTGCCGCCCACATACTCTTTAAAGCCTTTTCGCTACTTCTTACCGCACTTGAAAAAAGGTTGACTACCGTAGTCGTATACTTAGTACCTGCTGCATAAAGCGCATTTTTGATAGTGGCTGTTGTTGTCGCCAATATCCCAGCTTTCTTTGCAGTGGTATTGGAAGCTTGAGAAACAGTGTTAATATTATTTTGTATCGTAGCCTGTTGCTTACTTAAATTCTCCTTTGTTTGAGCAATCGTCTTACGTTCGCTTTCAATGGTCGAAATCTTTGTTTGAGCAGCATTCACTTGTTTTGTTGCCGTTTCCAAACGTTCTTTTGCTTCTAGCGCATTCACGGCATTACCCTCTGCATCAAAAGCTAAGTTTGCACCATCAGCGGTTTCCTCAACCAATTTTTGAGCCTCAGCAAAGGCATCTTGGGCATCTTGCAAATCATTCAAGGCTGATGTATATTGTCTAGCCAACTCTACATCCCTATCATCAAGATTTGATATTTTCTCTGTAGTAGTCTTCAAATCATCTTTAAGAGACTCTATTTTTTGTTGACGCAGTTCCTCGGTCTTCCTCTTTTCTTCATCAAGTTCTATCTGGCTTTGTGCTGTTGCTTGTTGTTGAGCCTGTAAAAGTTCACGTTTCGTCTCTAGTTGGGAACGCATTTGTGCCGAAATAACGCCCTCTTGCTCGGCTGCATCTAACCTTGCCTTTACAAAGTCATCGGACACAGCAGTATCTCCAACAATACTTGCCAAGTCTTGTTGTTTGCTTACTCGCTCTTGCTTTTTGTCCTTACCCAGCGACTTGTAGTTTGAGTTCTCTAGGTCTTGCAAACGCTTGATTTCAGTATCAATTCCCTTCATCATATCATCGGCTTGTTGTGCTTCCTCTGCTTTGCGAATAGAAGCAGCCGCCATTAATGATGCACGATAAGAACCAACAGCTACTGTAGCTACGCCAATAACTTTTATTACCTCTTGCCAATTCTCTACCATAGCAGAAATAATTGACAATCCACTAGAGAACACGCCCTCGGATTTTTTGCCGATTTCGTTGAACATCTGCTGGATGGAGTCACCAATATTGCTCCACTGACCCTCCAAAGTTTTTGATTGTTGTTCCATCAAGCCTCCGAAGCGTCCACCTGCTTGCGTCATGTTGGCGATAGCTTCCTTGAAGATGTCTGATGTCACTTTACCCTTGGAAACAGACTCTTGAACCTCCGTTGTGTTTTGGTGTAAGATTTTACCCAACTCTTCTGCCAGAGGAACGCCTCGTCCCATGAACTGACGCAAGTCCATTGTAAACATTTTTCCTTGGCTGACGGTTGTTCCGTAAAGGTAAACGAGGTCACCAAGCGGAATATTCAATCCCGAAGCAATGTCACCAAGCTGGACAAGGGTTTTGTTAACATCTTTCGCTTCCGTTCCGTATGCCAAAAGTTGTTTTGCACCGCTCGTAACACTGGACAAATCGAAAGGTGTATGAGCTGCCGTTTGGATAAGTTCGTCCATCAATTGTTTGGACTTATCCGCACTACCAAGCATGGTATTGAAAGATATTTCAAGTTGCTGGAATTGAGAACGAGTATTAAAAATACTACCTGCCAGTTGTTCAAATCCTAAGCCACCAAGTAATGTTGCCGAAAGCATGTGAGCATCGCCAGTAACTCTTTGAAACAAGCTAGACATACCCTCTCCGGCAGTTGGAGCGGACTTCATACGTTCTATCATTTGGCTCATGCTATCTGTCAACATATTTGTTGCCTCTTTTGCCGGATTTGCTGAACCTGCATACAAAACATACTCATTCCGCATATTCTCCAAGGTCTGACGAGCACCGACAGCACCTCCTTCTAAGTTCTTCAACTGAGCTGTTTGACCTGCCAAAGAGCCTTTTAAATAGTCTATATTCTTCTGTAAAGAATCTATGGATGACTTATCCGTTGTAACTCCAAGAGTTAATCTCTTGTTCGTGATTTGCTGTTGGATTTTCTCTATTCGGTCTTTGGTAGCTTGCATTTGAAGTTCATAGCTATAAACTTCTTTTGCTGCTGACTGCATCCTTTTATTAAACTCGGAAGACATCACGTAAGCGGCTCTTGAAGCTGCTTGCGTTAAATCCTTTAAGCGATTGCTTGCATCTGCATATTTTTCCGTTAAATCCGCAACAATAGCTGGGTCGGTTGACTTATTGGTCTTCAACAACTCAGCCCTCAGCTTTTCACACTCGGAACGAAGTTTCGTAACCTCCTCGAAATTCGCTTTGATATTAAATTCTAGCTGTGCCATCCTTATACGTTTTTCTTGGCAAAATTAGCTAATAATCAAAGGAATAACGAAAGAGTTAAGGTGTACTATTTCACTAATGATTTAAGTGCAAAGAATAATGTCTAGATACAAAAAAGCCTTCCACATTCACATGCAGAAGGCTCGGTCTTGTTTACTTATTTTTCTTCTATATATAAAGACCGTCAAATCACGACAGCCTGTAATTCTTTTGAAATTCCATGTAAGCAATCAAGAATTTGCTGCTTACGTTTTTTGCTAGGCTCATGGATTCCCATTGCATACTGACGCATCAGAGAAGCATTAATGCCAGCTTTCTTTGCGACACCATTTATATTCAGATATGAAAAATAATCGAAGAAAGAACCTATATCATACCGGAACTCAAACACCAATTCAGGCATTTGCTTTCCCTCTTCTTTAAGAAGCTCTTTAATCTCTTCCTTTGCTACAAAAATATCTTCCATCGCTTGTTTTGCAGAGTTGCCAAATCCGGCTAGATGGAAGTCTGGAAATTTATCCACCATATAGCAAGAAAAATTCTTTTCTTCTTTACACTTTTCTACTTGTATAATTACCTTTGTTGCCATAATTCCGATTCTAAACTTTAAAAAGAGGTCTTAAACCCATATCAACTTCTTGCTATATAAGCGAAAAATTGCTGGGCTTAAAGCCCAAGCAATCTTTCAAGAATACTGTCGTAAGTCTTTCGAGAAACTTCACGACTGCCGTGCCGTGGCACTGGACATTTAAGTTTTGTTGTTGGACTAAACCAAATGTCGTGATTACCACCATGCCGAACCACATAGCAACCTGCTTGGGTCAGCTTTCTCACTAATTGACTAGTCTTCATCATATATAGAAGAAATTAATAAATAAGTAAAAGACCTCTTTTGTCCTTAAGACAATGCAAAGATATAACTTTTTTGTTATATATGCAAATAAAAGGATAACTTTTTTGTTATATTAACCACAATTAACAAAAAGTCTTCTACATTCACATGCAGAAGACTCTGAGTTCTATATTGTAACAATTGAAGCCACACGCTTAAAAGGTTGCGGCTCTATAGCTTTAACGCAGACAACACGCTTTTTATTGTGCCGAAACGGCTTTTAATATCATTATAGGATGATACGGCAAACATTGGCAAAGGTCTCACGTTTCCAATTATCAAAGCACCTTTACGCAAGGACTCCTTGATTTCCTTCATTGTTTGGGTGAATCCATATTCAGCCTGTTCTTCCTTCGGAACAATCACATATCCGGCACCAAAGACATTTTTAAGATAGCATTTCTTTCGCTTCAATATATCCCAACGCAATTTATCTACCAAGGTCATATAATCAAACTGCTGCTTATCCTTGGCTTGGAATAACTTCTGGACATCCTTGTAATCATCCCAACATAAAGGAGTAATACCAAACTTTAATTTCATCCATTCATGCGAAATCAATTGACCATCTTTAAATGTAGAAAGAATTTCTTCCTCCAAACCATCAAAACCATTTTTCGTATCTTCTTTCATATTCTCATTCTTTTAATGTTGCTCCCTACCAAGGAATCGAACCTTAGATAACCACCATGTAGGGAGTTCGTCTCTACCAAACCTCACCATACCGTACTAAACCATACTCGACTCCACCTGACAGAACCATACCGTACCGTACCCCACATATTTTGCACAATGGTGAGGAGTCGAACCTCACCTATGACCATCATTGTGTTCTTCTAAACTATACCTTACTATACTATACCGCACTTCACTACACCGCACTTCACTAAACTTCACCGCTCTTTACATGACCCGACTTCACCCGACTTCTCCGCACCTTACCATACAAATTACTATTTTATTTTCTTTCTACTTTAAAAGCACCATACAATTTTCTGTAAGTACCAACGTGATAGCGAAGACCAGCGACTTCTGCCACTTGCAAAACCTCATCTTCGTTAAGCTGAGTCTCGTCAAACCAACAAGTAACCTCGGTCTCCCATTCGTGAAAGATGGCTCTTGTCGCTGGTACTTTGATTGAGCCTTTGATGCCACAAGCTCTTGTATCTACATAAGATGTACTAGGGTCAAAATATCCCTCTTTCGTGCGCCCAACCTCAAAAAGTTCTTCCGGTGTCTTGTCGTTGTCCTTGAATTGCAATACACCATCACCATAAAGACCAAAGGAACGTTCAAACTTCTTACCCAACTTACGCTCTTTTGCAGCAGCTTGGAAACTACCCTCAACGTGAGATTGTGGCAATACGTACTCACCATTGCGATAATACAAGGAGGCAAGGAACTGCAAACGGCAGATTTCCAATAAATCATCATCCGTCTTTGTCTTCTTACTAGTCAAAGGCTGCAAAAGTTTCTTGTACTTGTCAAATGGGTCAACTACTCTTGGATTGTGAACCATCAAAGGCTTAGTACCTACCAATTTCAATGAAATTGTCTTCATTACTCTACATAATTATTAATTTAACACGGCAGTTTTACAGGTATGCCTCTTACCTTTGGGGCAAAACAAAAGCCCCGCCCGCTAATGTGGTAAGTGCGAACGAGGCTAAAAGTATAGAAAAGTCCGAAGACTCTTAAATTTCTTCTTATCTCAGTAACCATGCTTACCACTTCACGGCTAAACCATTTCTGATTTCGTTTGCAAAGGTAAGCATAATTTCTGAAACACGCAAATTATTTAGTGTATTTCTTTGTTCTTTTAAACTTTATTTCCTTTTAGAAACCTATTTTAAAAATTACACCTTATTATATTATCAGTCTTGTAATATGCCAAACAAACTATTTTTAAACCAAAACTGTTAATAGCCTAAGTTTACAACACTCCAAGAGCCATCACTATTCTTCTTGACAACACCATGCAAATCAACGAATTTCTTCTGACCACCATAGGTTGAACGCAAAGAATAAGAAACAGTGACCTCACGTCCACTAACGCTTTCTTTCTTCACCTTGAACACATTGGAGCTTTCCGCACCTACGGAACTTGAAGCATTGCTAATATTCCACTCTTTTTGAAGAGCATCCTCTATTGAATACAGGTCTTCATCCGAAACATACACATCGATCTCACTAGAAGAACTGATAGCATTTGCTTTTTCGTATTCTCTTGGGTCTTCACGCTTCCCATCTCTCACGATATATACATAATGACATGATTTCAAGTCTTTCACTATCAACGATTCCAAATTCCAATCTTTAGGATTCCTATAAGGAATTGAGACTTTCATATCATACGCAAATTTCCCATTTTTTCCTTCCACAACACCCTCTACAGTTCCTTTATCACTAAAGCTACCATTCTGATCATTATAACCCTTATTGTTATAAAACTGACTATCAATCACCTTATAGCTTTTGCCAAAATATTTTTTTAAAACCAAGTCACGTTTTGGCATACAGGAATCCTTAGATATAGCTCGTATTTCATGCTGTTCCCACTCTTCAGCTATCATCTTGTCTCTTTCAGAGGCAACCTTTATTGCGTAACCACAAAGGACAACAATTACTGCAATAATGGCTACGTAAGCAATTTTCTTCATAATCACATTTATTTAAATTGTCAATATACTAACTTTACAACACTAAACCTGTTAATTCGTTTATTTACCAATGGGATGTATTCCTATGATGCGTTCGACATCTTTATCGAAGAAGACTTCATACCTTGTACATTTTCTATTTTTGTCTATATACGCACCATTAATCTTATCAGGAGAGATAATAACATAATAACCACATAATTCTGTGTGATTATTAATCATGCCAATCTCATCAGCTTTTTCCAACAGATTTTTTGCATTTTGCTCTTGTCTATGTATCTCATTATAAACATAATTGATATTACTACTAGACAAATGCATATTCCTAGACAGCGAGTCGTTGCGCCACAAACTATTATAAGCAACCATAATCATTTCGGCAGAAGCAGGATTGCATTGAAATTCCTCTAACTTCTCTACATTGGCGCACTCAAACCCTCTTGCCTTAATAAGGGCATCTGCTTTGTTTTCCTTTGATGTGCAACTAGTCAACAAGAGCACAACAAAAGAAATAAAATATAAGACCTTCTTCATATTCTAGACATTTAATAATATATTTACATTTACTTCTTATCTAACCCTTAGAAGAACAAACACTTTTGCGCTAATTTCCAATGACTTGTATTTTTATTACAGAAGTATTGTTATTTTACATTTCGGCTTCATTATACTCATAATCCCAGAGGAACAACTTGCCTTTGACGTTTCTAATCGGCTCATCGAACAATTTAGCATTCTTCAAGAACCAATGATATTGGAAATCTTCAGCAAACGCATCCGGATAAGCCTCATGAAATTGAATATCATCCAATTCTACACTGCCGATAATGGCTGACGTTGGTAAGTCTTTGAAGTCCGGAATAACAATACCATGCTCTTGGCAATATTTCTTCATTGCGCTCTCCTGCCATCCGTCAAGTTTTTCGGGTTTGGCTTGGCTTGCATGAATAAGGAAACGACCACGGAACTTTCTATTCCAGGTTCTGTTTTCAATGGTCTTGCAGCCGATAGCGATTAACCAAGCATACGGCTGACGAATTGATAATACTTTCATAAGCTCATTGTTTTATTATTTGCATCCGCAAAGGTAACAAAAACCTTCGAGAAATACAAGGAAACTCTAATTTATTTTCATGTTTTCTAAAAATAATCTTGAAATAGCTTGCATCCTTAAGGCGGTAAGAGGTTAAATCCTCTTCCGTCTTTTCTTTCTAATTCTGTCCCAATCCGGTTTAAGCACATCCATCGTGCCGACCATCGCCTTGTACTTGTCGCCAAGTTCGCCCTCGTTCATAGATGAACGGAAAGTATATATCTTGTATCGTTCATGCTCAGGAACATATAATCCCACCATCAAGGAACGGACTCCATCTACCTCCTGCTCCGGTGCTATCAATACAAGCCCCTCGTTCATGCTTTCCAACTTGAAAATCTTTGAGGTGACAACCTCATAATAGTCTAGTATATTCATATTCTTGTCTCCTATAATTAGTTTGTACGTTCAAGCACTTCAATATACTGAATAGAGCTACAATCAATATATTTACGTGTAAACACTACTGTACTTCCACTCCCAATCATAAGTGTTCTGTTCTTTGTATTGCAATTGAAAGAGGTTTCACCACCAACACTATTGAAGTCGAAACTTATCTTTGCTCCACCTACCAAGTTGATATTTCCTCTAAGACCTTTATTCTCGGCTTCGCCCAATATCACATTCACATGACCTGCATCCATATTCTTATCTAATCAATTGTTAAACACCTTTTTTACTAAATATGCGAATGATGGAATCGCTATCAATGTAGTCACAACTTCCATCCGTATCAATTATTGTCACAATATGTTCCTCTTCGTTGTAGATAACATCATCTGTAGTAGTAAACTTCTTTATATGCTTACTAAAATTTACATGAGATACCTGCCCATTTACAAGTGTAATTGTCACAAGGCAACCACACTTCTTCGCAACTTCTATAACATTTTTGATAAAATCAATCTTCATAGCTTTATTATTTTAATTCTTGTTCTACGATGTCAAAATTGTCCCACGTTTCTCCTTCGCTGTCTGAGATATGGAAGAAAGAATCTGAGATATTGTATAGATAATCATCGCAATTTAAAACTCGCTTGTAATTCTCCAAAGTGTTCATCCCTTTGTGTCCTATCGCTTTTCTTGCCTTATCTATGGTAGAGAAGACTTCTGCATCAACCTCCACTGCTTCACCCAACCCATGTTGGTATGAAGAAATTACTACATATACTTTCATCGCTTAAACCTCCTTATTTATTATGCTACCTTAGATAACGTTTCTTTGTCAATCTCAATCCATTGGCAAGCATCCTTGCGGAAGAAGATGTCCGAATCGAACCGCTTGCCATCCACGATAATGTGACTACAATTGCATTCGAACTTATGGTTTCGGGTTAGTGGTATCAAAAGGTACGTATTACCCTCTTTCTTGTCGTACACAAGCGTCAAATCCGTGCCGACAACTTGTGATACCACCTTGCGTTCATCTGAGCTTAAAACGCCAATCTTGCCATCATGCTCAACGTAAAGAGCATCCATCAAATTCTTATCCATATCTCTTAAATGTTTAATGTTCAAAGTCCGGTGCAGTTTAGCGTGTGCCTCACGAAATCTATTACAAGTCACACTCGTATGAGTATTGCTTTTTCAGCTTGTTCAATGCGTTCTCGGTAACGTAGTAGATGTTATCGAAATATTCGCTTTTCTTGATGCTCCGGCTTTCCTTCAGCTCTACCTTGTGATTGAATGTCACTTCGTAGCGGTTTGCGATGCTTGTAATCAAGAAATCGACCTCACGCTTATGTCTGTCCAGATCGGTCTCTTTATACTCACCACGCTTGATAAATGCGTCCTTGTTCGTCTCTTCGATGGTTGCAACCATGTTGCCTTGCATCACGATAATCTTTGCGCTCATATCTAGTTTCTTTTTAAATCGTTAGAAATCTGTTATGCAACTCTCATAAGGTTTGCCTTCTTGAAGCAACGCCATTCTTCTTTCTCGGTATCGAAGTACACTTGACAAGTGTCATTCATCTTGCGACCTGCACCCTGTGTAGCTGGGATAACCTTCTCGCTCAATGTGCCGAATGCCTCACGCAAGCTGCCATCAACCTTCTGAAAGTAGAACTTCACGATGCGCTTCTTCATCTGACCCTTCAGCTTGATGTTCATCCAAGCAACCTTTAAAGCCTCGCTCATTGTGTAGCCATTCTTCTTGATGAACTGCCAAGCAAGCTTCATTACCTCACTCAATGTATTTCTTAATGTAGTAGCCATAATCACTATACCGTTTTACGAGTGCCGACTCGGCTGCATAGCAGCAATTAATAGTTAAACTTTAAAGCCTTTATCTCTTAAAGACATTGCAAAGATACAAAATAAAATCATACAAACCAAATTATTTGCAAGAAAACGAATGATTTTAATCATCTTTTAACATAACTATGTATGTATGACCTTTTTCTTAACAGAACTTCACATTGTATGATTTAATTCAATCAATACAAGAGAAAAATTTGGTAGTTTCAAAAAACTTTCTTATCTTTGCAGTCGAAATTCAATCATACATTATTATATTATAAATATGGACGTTAAATCAATAATTAAAGAAAAGGGCTTTACTATCGAACAGGTAGCTAAAGAAATGGGTATATCAAGAGTTACTTTTACCCAAAACCTCAGCCGTAACCCTACGATGAGGACATTACAGCGTATTGCCGATGTATTAGGGTGTAAGGTTGGAGACTTCTTCAAAGACGAAATCGAGCCATCTAAGCCAACATTTGTTTGCCCTCATTGCGGCAAGCCTATCGAGCTGGAGATTAGGACAAAGGAGGGGAAATGATATTCCTCTCCCTTTACCTAGAAATTCAACGAAGGCATATTACCCTTTCCGAAAAGCAGTCTGAATGTCTCCTTTCCCTTTGGTGTGATTAGTGTTCTTGTACCTACAACTTTGTCGTTTCCCCAGTCTTTCACCTTAAACAAGTCACCATTGTATTGCGAATATGGCTTAATGTGATTCTGTTTATCACGATAGACGTATTTCTTCTTAATCAAGGTTTTGATGAACAGATTCTGCTTCATACCAATCTCCTTTGCAGTATCTCGGAAGTTCGTAAGCAAGCCTTTGTCAACTAAGTTGTCAAAGTATTCTGCCTTTGGCTGCATTTCCTTGTTCTTTTCCTCAATGGCTTTCTTCTCTTCCTGCTCCATTATCCAACGCTTCGCTCTCTCAATTGGGTCTTCAATCTGATAAGAAGGTATGATGCCTTGTGCTACACAATGAAAGACCTTGCGGTACACTTCAAACACCGGACGAACCTTGCGAGCAACAAAATATTCCAAACAAGCGGAGGTGAGGTGATAGCTAACCTCTTTGTAACCACCTGTTGCAGTTTTGCCATTTTTGGCAATACTGATAAAATCCACATTCTCAATGAAGTTGGTCTTCAATGCACGCACTGCCTTTCCTTTCTCTGCATAGCAAAGTTGCCAAACTTCATCAAGATTTACCGGATATTCCTTTCTCTGCTTATCTAATTCCAAAACTCCACGAAAGTAACTCTCCAAATCAGATGAAGAACTTTCTTTTGTTAAAACAATCTTACTTTCCATTTGTTTCTTCTTTTCAGTTTTTAACGTGTGTCTCACGCTCTTAAACTTTGCTAATCTTTAAGTTTCTCAATTATATAGCCACGACCTGTATAGGTGCAAGACAAGCCGATATACACTAGCTGATGTAAAAGCCACAATTCTTCAGTGAACGGCAATCTATCACACTTCACAAACTCATCTTCATCCTCAAAATCAGATGCCTTTTCCAATATTTCTTCCTTTGTCATTATCTTTAAATTTGTGCCCGAAAGATGTTAATCCGCATCTTTTATTTCTTGTAATGTGTCAAGTATCACGTTTGCAATCTCATACCTACCGACATTTGGATTCTGTGGGACACTATAACACAGAGCTTTTAAAAGCTCAAAACATTGATTCTCATATAATATCATACGCTTACTTCTTTTGATTAAAATACTTTTCCAACTCTCGAAGAATGAACAGCCCTCCTATCTTGAAAGACTGCTCTATCACTACTCGATGTTCCTTAAATTCGTTTTGGCTTCTCGAAAACCGAAACGCTTCATTCTCTAGCATAAGCACAAACTTATTAAATTCTGCATCGGTCATTTGCATTCACCTCCTTCCTTTGGAAGTAAATCACTAATATAGAGCCAGCTAATAATATCATAATTAGTTCCAATATATTTGAAATCGTAATCATACCATCCAAAATCGTGAAAAGATGATTGTTCTATTCTTTCTTCATCTTGAAACATCCCATGATTAGGATGATAAACAACTCTTACCAAACATGTTCTATTTTTATCAGGCATTTCGCTAGCAGGATGCCATAAGTCCTTAAGGAACTCTTCCTTAGTTAATCTCTTTTCCATTTTTCAGTCTCCTTCACATAAAGTTTCGTTAACCTCGTCATTGTATGTGTGAGTAACCGGATTGTACTCGGAATGGGTCGCATCTACCCTACCTTTCCGGTTAGTGAAATAGATAGCATTTCCATTGTCATAAAACCTGTACACTGTTATACTATCTACAACAAACAATTTCTCGACCTTGAATTTGTCAACAGAATCCGAGATTTGGACTCTTGTACCCTTACCTTTGCAACCTACCAAAATGGCGGCAACGGCTATTATCATAATTACCTTTTTCATATCAACTTCTTTTCTTCTTGAAGAATACGTCATTCATCGTACCCTAATATACTAAAGAACTCATCCATTTTTGAATTTAGATTGTTTGCCATTAACATATATGCCGGAACGGAGCGACCGATATTGCACTCTAACTTCAATGCATGTATCATTACTGAAGCTTGATGGCTTGAAATCTTAACCCTATCCAATCTGGAAAGTATTTCGCTCTGCGAATCTGCATTACGAAACACTTTCTTGATAAGACTTTCTATGTACTTACGCTGCTTGTCCGTCATTGCTCTTATTGTGCTCAAGAGACTCAACCAAAGCCTTCAGACCATTGAAGGTAGCATCCACCAACTCCTTGCTATCGGAAGCATCAAAATACCAATTTCCAATAATCTTGCTATTATTTTCGGCAAACATCGTAATACTCGTATGAGTATTTGAAGACGACATCTGGATAGACTCCTTTGTTCTACCCATGAGGCTGGCAATCTTTGCCAACACCTCTACATAAACATTATTCTTTTCCACTTTCTTCTTACAGTTTTTGTGGTGTGTCTCACCTTTTTTAAATTAGTAACCTTGTTTCTTAATTACAATGCAAAGATACAAAGAATATCCGAAATATGCAAACTTTTTAATGTGTTTCTTTTGTTCTTTAATATATCATAACATATAACACCGATAATTTTCTGACGTTAACACAAAAAATCCCCACCACTACATTATTATATAGTGATGGGGCAAACCTTTAAAACAAAATAGCATTATGGATTTCTACGATTACTATCATATCAAATCATCCACATAAGCCCATTTATAGATGGCGTTTGATTTCGTGAACCTATTCCACCATTCCTCGCCTAAGAAATTCAGATGCTTGAAACGCTTACGAACCTTAGTCAGACCGACAATGCGTCTGTTGTACTCCGGCAATTCTTCAACCGAATGCCAAGCACCTTCCTTTTGATATTTCATTCCCAACTCCAAGGCTTGCTTGGCTATCTGCCTTGCACCTTGACTAAAGTCTATCTTATCAATCAACATTTCTAAGTCCATAATCAAATAACTTTTATGTTTACTTTGTCTTCAAAAAACGCTTCTAGCACTTCCTTGGCTTTTGTATCTGCTTCATCCAAGTCTTTGCATTTGACTACTTGAACACCATAACCTATAGGGTTACGCAATTCATAACTGCCTTCAGCCTTAACCAACCGGAGGAAAATATCTCCACCTTTAAAGCGGTACGAATATCCTTCTGTTGCCTCGTTCCATTGTCTAACTATGTTCCTCACCGCCATAATATCTTTGCACTTTTACCAATGTAGCACTAGCACCCTCAATGTAGGCTGCGATAATGACATTTCTATATAGCTCACTATTTTCCTTATCAATTCCTACCAAGCCTTCTGTTGATTTCAAAGGCTCAATTGTAAATTTATAAGCCTCCTCTACTATCCAGCTAGGAACTCCATTTGAAATCAAATTCTCACAATACTCATTCATAATTTAACCTTTTAAAATTAGTGGATGACAAGGGATTTAAACCCTTGTTGGTGTCAACACCTCCCCAGTGACCTGGTTTGATGACATACTCCCTCGCTACTTGCAAGGAATTGTTGGGTGACTAACGTGGCTGCACCCTTGCGATTGCTCGGACGGCTTACTATCACTACCCAATTCGGCAATGCCCTGCCGAAGTATATTCTCAGCTGCAAAGAGGTCTCTAGGATGAACTGCACCACAAATAGGACAAGTCCAAACCCTATCACTCAATGACAGCTTATCATTCTTATAACCACAAGTACAAAGGCGGCTCGAAGGGAAGAATCGGTCAATCTTATGAACCTGAACGCCATATTTTTTCGCAACGTGTTCCAACTTCACAACGAAATCGCCATGAGCCAAGTCAGACATCTTGCGTCCCCAATTACGCTTCATTCCCTCCAAGTTCAAATCCTCCAAGCAAATCAAGTCATAACGCTTGCACAACTCATGCGCCATCTTCCACTGGAAATCGGAACGCTTGTTCACGATGTTTTGATACAATCGCTCCAACTCCAGCTTCTTGCGCTTGCGGTTATTGCTGCCCTTCTTGCACTTCGAGAGGTTGCGAGACCTGCGTCTAAGCTCCAACAAGTCAGTTTTAAGGAACTGAGGATTATCAATCTCACGCCCATCGCTCAAAGTCATGTACTTCTTCAATCCAAAGTCGATGCCCACGGATGCACCATCATGTGACTTTCCGTAAGACTCGGCTTGCTTGTCTAAGCAAAGGACGATAAAGTACTCGCCCAACTTGTTTCGCTTGACCGACACCCTCTTGACCTTGCCATCGTAGGGACGGCTCAGAGAGAACTTAAATGACTTCTTTATCTTGTTTATCACAAACTCGTTTCCACTAAGGGAATAGCCATTTTGTTGAAAGGCAAATGAACCAAATTCTATTGCTTTCTTAAATTTTGGTGGACGCTTCGCATCATGCTTGAAGAAACGCTTGTAAGATATATCCAATCTATCCAACACCTCCCTAACTGTTTGACAATTAAGCAATGTTGGTTTATAACACTTAGAGAAATGCTTATACATAGTAAATCTTGGAATGTACTTGTGATACAGCTTATAGTATCTCTTCTGCAAGGCAAGAGCGTGATTCCAAACATAGCAAGCCTCACGGAGCATCTTATCCAAATGCTTCGTCTTCTTCGTCCGATATAGCTTGTACTTGTATGAAATCATATTCTTAAATTTTAACCAGTTTTTGAAAGGTGTGTCTCACCGAAATTCACTTGCAAAGATACGAAATTTCTTTCATATATGCAAGGAAATCGGCAAGAACTTTCACCTGTTTTATAATTAAAGTGCCAATGGTTGTCGGCAAATTTTAAGTGTTCACATCTTACGATGCGGTATTAACTATCTCCCTGCCCAAGGGAACAACCATTAGCGATAGGCTATTTGTAGTTATGAAACTTCAAAATAAAGCCGTGTGACTCCTAAGTTTACAATCCCGCCCCCACGCTGGGCATCACACGGCTTTGACACGTGGGTATTTCATTTCAATAGCTTTTTTATCATTTTAACACCTCGCTTACCAAACTTTCGCTCGACAACAGTATTATAACTCACTCCATCAATGGAACACTCATCCGGATAGCACTCTTCAAGCCAATCTGTGAACTTCAGCAGATTGAAGACTAACTCTTTTCTCGCTAAAAGAAACCGCATATCAATGAATTTTCCAAAGCTTATTCCGAAGATTTTCTGAAATTCATTACCTATAGGCAAGAACTCACTTGGTTCGATTTTCATTAGCTTGCTTTCTTAGATGTCACACTCTCCAAAGGATAGTCACTCTTCATAAAGTCACTAATTCCGATATAAGTTTTCTGCAAATCCTTCTCATCGTCTTTCAAGTCTTCTGTCGCATTTACAGCGGCTGCATTCAAAGTCTGTTCGTTGAAGACACCGTTTCTCACCTTATCGAAATAAGAAAGAATCTCTTTAGTCATCAAATGGTCAGCCAATCTTTTGAAATCCTTATCCATCACCAATGCCATGAAGTCATAAGAATTTTCAAAGGCCAAGATAGGAGCAAAATCCTTGAACGCTTGCATTAAGTTAACATGCAAATCTTCATACAGCTTACGGATGATATTCTCGTAAGTTCCCAAACAAAGGTTGGTCAGATTGTACAGGATGATTGCATTCGCATAAACTCCCGATTTTTCACCAATCCCTAAGTTCTGTAACCTCACCGCAAGCTTATCTCGCAACTTGTACAAGTCTTCACTAATCTTGTCATAGAACGTCATTGCGAATTCGTTATTGAAATCTGCATTAGGAACATAAGCGTCATAATACTTAATCGCCTTGCGAAGGTTCTTCTTGCAGTCCACCCACTTCTTCTTCACTTCAAACCTAACGCATTTCTTCTTCAGAATACTCTTTTCGATTTTCTGCATGAAGCACTCTGCCAACACCATTTCAACATAGACATATTGCTGAAGATAACCTCTAGTAACAATCATAACCTTGTTTACTTCGGTTTCGGTCATTCCATGCGGCACACTGATAATTATCTTCTTGCCACCTACGTTCAACAAGACTCTTCTGAAACAATTAACACTAGGCATGATGTTTTCTAATAGAATATTCAACAACCTTGTTATAGCACTCTTTTCTCACCAAATCCTCAACCCTATACAATGTGCAAACCTCATGGGTATCATTCATATTGACTTGTGGGCAGCAAATCTGATAGAAATACTTTGTCCTGATGGTAAAACCAAGCAACTTGATTTGTTCCTTGAACACCCGACCGGAAACCACCTTATCAAGTTTTTTCTTGCCTTCGAAGAGATTCAAACTCTCCTCTCTACGATATACAATATCGGTATTAACCGAAAAAATCTTTCCGATCATAACTATTCCTCCAAATTTCTAAGCGTTTCAAGACTCTCATCATTATCAACATCATAGCCGATATGATATTCGTTGCCTATTCTAGCACCAACATATACCTCTTCTGCATCCAAGATATAACGGGACATCTGTTCACGCACCTTTATCTGTTCTTCATTCAATCCAAGTACATCAAAGCACTCTTCCTGCAATGACTTATATGGTTTCGTTCCCATATATGAAACATAAGCCAGCTTGCCTTCCTGATGCAATGGCTTCCACTTCTCCCACCAATGGTTGCGGTACTCCAAGATACCTCTTTCTACTCCATCGGCACAAACATGTTTAACTATTCGTAATTTCATTATCTACCTTTTTTAAAACCACTTTAACTATCTTCCCATCACACTTGAACACACGAGACTTAATCTTATATGTAAGGTTGTTAATCACAACTTTATCTCCTACACAAGGCATAAAATGAAAGTCGTAATTTTTCCAAATGATATTTCCTTCGTACTCGAATTCAACCATTATTCTGCTCTCCTAATGTTTTCTTATATTTATCCAACATTACTGAATTAATCTCTGACCAAAAAGTTACAATTACGTCCTTGAAATCAACATTATGTTCCTTTGCTATAAAATTTCCAGCACTGACGAAATCAAAATAGCCTTCAATCGTCTCTTGTGTACCTGTACATATTCGTGTTATGCCATTCTTGACATACTTAGCCACAAAATAATAGCCTTTCTTCATCGCAACAACTCCCTAATAAATTCGTTACGCATCGGCTCAACGATGCTTGTATACAAACTCTGCTTATCTTCCGGAATATCATCCGGTGTAATAGAGAACATCAACAAATATGACATCGGAATCTCCAATACCTTGCATATTGCATCAATCTTACTCTTACGTGGAAACGTTCTTCCTGTCTCCATAAACAACATGTTTGTCTCGCTACAACCGATAGCCTTACTCAGTTGTCGTTGGGTCAAGCCCTTGCTTACCCTAATTGTCTTAATCGCCTTTCCTAAATCCATCAAAACCTCCTATTTAAATATTTCAAATCTGTTCTTTATTGCTATCATGGCATCAGTGACTCCATCTTTGTATCCAACAGAATACAAGGTACAATCCTCTTCGCTCGGTTTCTCGGACTTGGATTTCAGAAATTCTTCTATCTCACAGAAACCATGCTCCAAGAATCTGAGGAACATCGCATTCTTCGTGATAGCTGGTCGTAGAGTATCTTTAACCCAATCCCAGCCATCACCATAACCTAACGTAAAATTTGAACTGCCACAATATTTCACTTTCGGCTCATCAAGCCATTGTTTTAAAATTTCTTTCTTTGTCATTATCACCAGTTTTTATGGTGTGTCTCACCTTTTCAAATTAATAACCTTTATTTCTTAATTACAATGCAAAGATACAAAGAATATTTGAAACATGCAAGCGTTTTAATGTGTTTCTTTATTTTATTAATGTATTTTAATTATCTAATATGATTTCTACCATTTATTTTAAAGTTTTTACATTTTTCTCTTTCTCAAACACTCTTGCTACTATCACCTGTATCCTTAAATTCGTCTTACCATGTTCTTTAACGTGTGCCACACGCTTTGTAGTTTTTGCACCTTGCAGCAATTTCTGTCACTCTCTTCCCTTGTACTTTCGTAGTGCTACCTTTCTTGCATTTCAAAACATTTCCTATACTTGTAATTTGTATTTCCAAGAAATGGACGCAACAAAAACAACTTCTAAAATTCTTATCCATTTGACATTTCCTTTTTAAGTTTCTTTCTTTGAGCCAAGAACATAACAATCTCCTCGAAATCATCGCAATTCAAGAGCATTTGTCCGACCTGCCATTCCATGGCTTTCTGCTTGGCATCCTCCATGCCCTTTGCTAAGAATGTGATTTTCTTGTCTTGGCTTCGATTCTCTACAGTTACTTCAAGTGTACCGAATTCTAGTTCGGTAGTATTCATACTGAGACCTTCATCAAATATCCTCAACAAATGATTAAAAAGATTACTTCTTTCCATTTTTCAACCTTTCATTTTCTTGTTTCAACAAGTCCTCAAATTCCTTGCGCTTTGCTCGCATATTCTCGAACCATTTACTTGGTGTTCTTGGACACCCTATAAGCCAATGATCGAAGTTTGGAATAAGCAAATTGAACTCACTAGCTTCAATAGTATAATCGTACCACTTCAACAACTCTTCTTCGGGAGCTTCCTTGTCTATATCAGTTACAATAGTAGCCATATCGAAGGTAAAATCACCGCAATTGGCTATTCCTCCAACTTGGCCACCTATCCAAAATGTCTCCGTATTATCTAATCCGTAAAACTCATGCTTCTCACAGAATGCCTTCAAGTAAGCATTGCAAGCATTCTCGTAATCATTCTTTAATTTCTCTTTATCCATATCACATATCCTTAAAAAGTTTCTTAATCTCGCTCTTCTACACCTTTGGATGGGAGCACATCACAACTTGCGTACTTGGGTCATGTCTTACCTGCCATTCGCAAGTATTACACCCCAAATCACCAACTTTATTAATTGCATTGGTGTATCTGCCTTTCTCACCATAGGGGCAATCGGTAACAAAATCCTTTCGTCCCCAGATGTACTCATCTATCTTGTATGAGATAGCATTTGCTTTCTCCTTTTTCTCGTTAATATTTAAAAACATCATATCGTCAATATTTAAAATAAGCATAGCTGACCATCATCAGCGACTTTAACATTACTCTCAGAAAACCAAAGTTCCTTGAATATCCTCTCCATACAAGCTACGACAATCGAATTTCCAGCAGCCTTTTGAAGACTTGACTTCGACACTCCACTTTCAAGCATCTTGTCTATGTATTCTTCGTCAACGTTCATTAAGCGGAAGAGTTCTCTCGGAGTCAAACGCCTAATGCGCAACCTTGTCTCTCCAAGCACAACCAAGGAGTCCTTGCTCGCAGATGTAATGGTATTGGCTATGTTCTTTCCAAGTTCGACCTTTGAACTATGCTTTTCGCCTTTTATCCACTTCCCCTCAGAACGAGTTCTTATAGCTGCACTCATAGGTTCTTTCCATTCATTCGATACAAATTTCTCTTTACATAGCAAGTCATCACTAAAAAAGTACTTCTCATCCACATTTTCCTCCAAGACATCAACCAAGTGTTTCTCTAGTTTTGTCTTTCTCGGAAAATGATAATCTATCTTATCACCATCATTTCGTATAGAGAGCATGAAGACACGTTTTCTGTTCTGAGGAACACCGCAGTCGGCAGCATTTACCACCTTTGCATAATTGGCATATCCGTAGGATTCCAACTCCTTGCGCCACTTGTTGAAGAACCAGATGAACTTTGTTTGAACCAAAGCCTCTACATTCTCCATCAAGAGGTATTTCGGTCTCTTGGTAATAATGGCGTTTCTTGTGAACCAAAGGATAGAGGATCGTGTATTGCTTCCCTCCTCTATTCCTTTCTGCTTTCCGGCTTGCGAAACAGACTGGCAAGGTGTTGAGTATGTCAACAAGTCAAAGTCAGCAACCTTGCTCCAATCTATCTTGGTCATATCACCGAAATTCTTACCGGACAGACTAGGAAAGCAAGCATTATGCAAGGCTATTGCACTTGGCTCTATCTCCGACCAGCCGATGCACTCGTAATCGAAATCAGAATGGTTTTTCTTCAACCGCTCTAAAGCCATCAGTTGTGAGTCATATCCGGCACATAGTTCAAATGTCAGTATCTTCATAATCAAACAAATTTCCAAATATAGCCATAAGCTGTTTTTTGTTTACCAAGACAAACTCGCCCTATGCTTTGATGAGCATATCCATTCAATCTCTCAACCTCACGTATTCCTTTGTGAATTGCTATCAGATTCCCATCTAAGGAATATTGTGCTATTGATTTTGAACTAGCTTTCTTGTTCCCCAAAGCACCAGCTTTTGTCCATTTCTCAATATTACCACTATATTCTTGATTATACTTTCTACTACACCATTCTAAATTGCCAACATAATTGTTTTCTTTATTCTCATCTTTATGATTTATTTCTTTATAACTTTTCGGATTAGGCAAAAAAGTTTTAGCAACAAGGCTATGAACAGAATAAACTTTGTCCACACCATCCTTGTACAAATGAATGGTAATATACCCATTACGTGTTTTAGAAGGTTTTCTTATTTTTTTAGTAATCAAAGAAAATACTCTTCCATAATTGCTTACTTGGTAATATCCTTCCAATCCTTTTATATCTTTGAATATTTCTTTTTCCATACTTCACTCAGTTACTCTCAACCCTGCCTTAATCTCAGCAACTATTCTACCTTCGTTCGCCAATCGGTCGCAAAGTTCATTGTACTCTACTCCTGTATGGCTCTTCACCTTGCGCCAAGTGATGTGTGCTACATGAGCGGAATGCATTCTAAACTTCTCCATCAAGTCTAAGTTCTTGTGTGCAGAATAAACACCGCTCAAAGTCTTAAGTGCATATTGGCTATCACTATGAACCGTCACAACCGCACCTTGTGGGCAATGACCGACACCACAGATGATTGCCAAAAGCTCCATACGGCTTATTGTCGTGTCAATTGTTCCATAGTTTCCCTGCTTATACACCTTGCCTTCGTGTAAAATCACATAGGCAGCACCTCCAGTGTACTTTCTTCGCTTAGTATCAGTCCTAAGTACCGCAGAACCATCTGTCCACACTTCGTAGCAGTCGTGCATCTTCTCTTCCTTGGTCTTGAACTTGAAACCATGCTTTCGGTAAGTCTGACTTGGATTTTTCAAGGAATTCCATTTCTTGACCAAATCCTCCCATTTCTTAGGGACTTTACCGCTTGGAAGCAACCATCCAACATCATCGAAGCGACCATAAAGCCACTTTAGATTGTCTTTCATAAAACCTGCCATCGAGCAATACATTGCAAACTCTTCATAAGTTGGCTTTGCAACGATTCTGTGCTCATCGCCCTCTGTTTGTCTTCTTTCTCCCATAGCTTCTTTCTTTTGTTTGTTTTCTTCCCTACAAGCAACCATCTACTATGTTATAGCGATATACTATGTATATCACTATAATCTATTACTTGCTCACATATACGCTAGGATATAGTGAAGTGAAGTAATATATGTGTTGCAAAAGGGAAATACTTACATTTTTTGTTTTTTACCCATATAATTTGTAAGATACTCATTACCTTCTATTAAGTCATTTTCTCTTATTCCTTTCTTTGTAAACTTAGTAGTTACACGATGTACATGATTCCAAAGCAAGTGCATAAACTTACGCTCTTCTTTAGCATCATTCATCGTATAAACCTTTCCGAGAGTTTGCCAACCAGACCATTCTCCAGTCTTTACATTGCGCCACGCAAAGAAACGACCTTTCTTTGGATTTTTTGCATACCATTGTTTCGCAGTAACATCATTTAAATGGGGAATAACACATTCAGATACTAATTTACTCTCTCTTACTACACCATCATTCACCATTTGCTTGATGTACCTTGAAACGGTTGACTTAGAACGTCCAATTCGCTTTCCAAACATGCGATGGGTCTGTACCTGTTCCTTCTCCGGTATCTCTACGGAATTTTTATGTGAAGTCTTATAAGTAGCCCTTTGACGAACAAGTACATCGTTTTTTAGAAGAACGAGTCGGAGCATTTTCTTTATCTCCCTTAAAGTATGTGGCTGGTCTTTGTCATATTTCAACTTATATACATTGTCTTCGCTTGTTGCCTTGTAACCATGATAGCAAGATTTCATGTTGTTACGGAATGGCTTGCAAAAAAGCACACCATTCTTTTCGCAATATGAAACAGCCTTAGATTTCAACATCGCATCGAAAACTCTCTTTGCAGTGTTGTACTTGCAATGAAGACATTTCATTAAAGCCTTAATCGGCTTTCCTTTAGTATGTAAAGTTGAAAATTCAAAATGCTCTTTTATAATTACGCTGGCACAGAACACCTCAAAAGCCTCTTCATTCTCCAAGGCTTTAGACAATCTTGCAATTGGTATGTTCAATGTTCTATTCCTCATAATTATAACACTTTTTATTCTAATAAGGATAAAAGAAATCCTTACCCTTCATTCGTCTGACACCGAAATCTAGGTAAGGATTATCGTGATGTGGTTTTCGCCACGGAAAATCTTATTGATTCTTGTAAGCGTGTCAGCACCAACAAAGCACGCTGCAAAGATACTAATTTATTTTCAAACTGCAAGGGTTTTAATGTGTTATTCTGTTCTAATTGCACATTTTTAACACACAACACAATTTTAGTTACATATATAAAACTACAAATACATCAAGCAGCTTGCAACTTTAACGCTTTACACTCTAAGGCATCTTCAAGACAAAAAAAAAGAGCAACCTTGACATACTCCCTCGCTATTCGCAAGGAATTGTTGGGTGGCTAACGTGGCTGCGCCCTTGCGAGTGCTTGGGTGACTTACTACCACTCCCCAATTCGGCAATGCCCTGCCGAAGTATATTCTCAGCTGCGAAGAGGTCTCTAGGATGAACCGCACCACAACTAGGGCAAGTCCAAATCCTGTCACCCAACGACAGCTTATCATTCTTATAACCACAAGTACAGAGACGGCTCGATGGGAAGAAGCGGTCTATCTTATGAACCTTAACGCCATATTTCTTCGCAACATGCTCCAACTTCACAACGAAATCGCCATGAGCCAAGTCTGACATCTTTCGTCCCCAACGCTTTGTCATACTCTCCAAGTTCAAATTCTCCAAGCAAATCAAGTCATAACGCTTGCAAAGCTCATGTGCCAGCTTCCACTGGAAGTCGGAACGCTTGTTCACGATGTTTTGATACAATCGCTCCAACTCCAACTTCTTGCGCTTGCGGTTGTTGCTGCCCTTCTTGCACTTCGAGAAGTTGCGAGACCTGCGTCTAAGCTCCTGCAAGTTAGCTTTAAGGAACTGAGGGTTGTCAATCTCACGACCATCGCTCAAAGTCATGTACTTCTTCAGTCCAAAGTCGATACCCACGGATGCACCATCGTGTGACTTTCCGTAAGGCTCGACTTCCTTGTCCAAGCAAAGGACAATGAAGTATTCGCCCAACTTATTGCGCTTAACTGATACCCTCTTGACCTTGCCATCGTAGGGACGGCTTAAAGAGAACTTGAAGGACTTCTTTATCTTGTTTATCACAAGTTTGTTTCCACTGAGGGTATAGCCACCTTGTTCGAAAACAAAAGAACAAAATTCAGATGCTTTCTTGAACTTCGGTGGACGCTTTGCATCATGTTTAAAGAAACGCTTGTAAGCAATATCCAATCTATCCAAGATTTCCCTAACGGTATGACTATGCAATAACGTTGGCTTATATCGCTTAGAAAAATGCTTAAACATCGTAAATTTTGGAATGTACTTGTGATACAACTTATAGTACCTCTTCTGCAAGGCAAGAGCGTGATTCCAAACATAGCAAGCCTCACGGAGCATCTTATCTAAATGCTTCGTCTTCTTCGTCCGATATAACTTGTACTTATATGAAATCATATCCCTAAATTTTAAACAGTTTTTGAAAGGTGTGTCTCACCGAAATCCACTTGCAAAGATACGAAAATTTCTCCATATATGCAAGGGAATTGGCAAGAACTTTCACCTATTTTTGTAATTAATGTGCAGTTTATGGTGTGCCTCACCTTATGTTATGTTACGCTACCTTTGTTAGCGTTTCTTCATCAATCTCTACCCACTGGCAAGCATCCTTGCGAAAGAACACCTTGCTAGGGATTATCTTACCATCGACCTCTAAAACATCACCATTACATTTGAATGTGTGGTTTCGGGTCAATGGTATCAAAAGGTACGTATTGTCCTCTTTTTTGTCGTACACAAGCGTCAAGTCCGTACCGATAACCTGTGATACCACCTTGTGCTCATCTGAGCCTAAAACACCAATTCTGCCATCATGCTCAACGTAAAGAACATCCTTCAAATTCTTATCCATATCTCTTAAATATTTAATGTTCAAAGTCCGGTGCAGTTTAGCGTGTGCCTCACGAAATCTATTACAAGTCACACTCGTATGAGTATTGCTTTTTCAGCTTGTTCAATGCATTCTCGGTAACGTAGTAGATGTTATCGAAATACTCGCTTTTCTTGATGCTTCGGCTTTCCTTCAGCTCTACCTTGTGATTGAATGTCACTTCGTAGCAGTTTGCGATGCTTGTAATCAAGAAATCAACCTCACGCTTATGTCTGTCCAGGTCGGTCTCTTTATACTCACCACGCTTGATAAATGCGTCCTTGTTCGTCTCTTCGATGGTTGCAACCATGTTGCCTTGCATCACGATAATCTTTGCGCTCATATCTAGTTTCTTTTTAAATCGTTAGAAATCTGTTATGCAACTCTCATAAGGTTTGCCTTCTTGAAGCAACGCCATTCTTCTTTCTCGGTATCGAAGTACACTTGACAAGTGTCATTCATCTTGCGACCTGCACCCTGTGTAGCTGGGATAACCTTCTCGCTCAATGTGCCGAATGCCTCACGCAAGCTGCCATCAACCTTCTGAAAGTAGAACTTCACGATGCGCTTCTTCATCTGACCCTTCAGCTTGATGTTCATCCAAGCAACCTTTAAAGCCTCGCTCATTGTGTAGCCATTCTTCTTGATGAACTGCCAAGCAAGCTTCATTACCTCACTCAATGTATTTCTTAATGTAATAGCCATAATCACTATACCGTTTTACGAGTGCCGACTCGGAGGTGCAACCTCAGCTAAATTAATAATGTTATTGTGACCTTTGTTTCTTAATCACGATGCAAAGATACGGCTTTTTCCGTACACTACCAAATATTTTGTGTGGTTTTTTCCGTATTTTAACGTATTTTAGTACGGAAAATGCCGTACATATAGAAAATTTGCATAACTTTGCAATCGAAATAAGTATAATACATTATTATATAGATTATGAGAATAAGAGAACTTATAAAAAGCAAAGGCTATAATCAAGAAGAATTTGCTAAATTGATAGGTGTTACTCGTAGTACGTTATTAGGGCAAATAGAAAGACCATCATACACAACGATGGAAAAAATCGCCAATGCCCTCAACGTACCGATTTGGCAACTCTTCATATCAGAAGAGGATATTGTTGAAAGATGCAGCAAACCTACTTATGACGATAAATCGGATTTCATCGCCCTAATAAAACAAGGTGGTGAGTTGTATTCCGCATCATCCATCGCTGAGGCTAGGGATGTACTGGATAAGTTGGAAAACAAAAAGGAGGGGAAATAAATGTATTATTTTCAATATCCCCCAAAAACAAAGGGGAATACTCACGCATTCCCCTCCTCCATAAGTTGTTACCTTAAACCAATCTAAAACCTTAAATAACTAAAAACCAACCTAATGAAAAAACTTTTTCTTATATTTTACCGTGAAAAAGAAAATCATTGTAACCAGCATCAAGGAAACGACCCAAAAGGAAATCATACCGAATTTCCAATAGAACAAGTCCCATCCCTCCAAGTCTTTCTCAATATATTCCTTTTTGGTCTGGGCAATACTCAATTCTCTGTTTAGGCTATCCTTCTGAGCCTTATATATACTCGCTCGCTCTGCTATCTCCTTATAATGAATAAGGCTATCACGAACCTTGGATAGTTCCTTGCTGTCCCTGTATCTAATCTCTATATGAGTAGAATCCTTACCTAGCACCTTACCACTCTCATCTACCCTTGTCTTGACATCATCCTTGATGTATGTGGAATCCTTAACCTGTTTTTCGGTCTGCTCCCAATGATAAGATAGCAAGTTGTCCCGAATAAGCTTGACCCTTTCGTTGATAATTGAGTCCCAATGGGCGTAAGTAGTAGTGTCTCGCACCACCTTTTCCACTTCTACATATCTTGTTGTCCGGCATCCGTACATCATCAGCATGATGAAGAAACCTACCAATATGGTAACGAGCCAACGCCACCAGTCAAATCTAAGCTCCATATCAACCTCCTTTTTGAGTGCAAAGGTACAAATAAAACCAAAAGGAACGATTTCTTCGCCCACTCTTTCTTTTTCAAAATTTCAAAAGTGAAGAAAAAACCACCACCCAATTAAGAATGATGGTCTTACTAATGCCTTAGTTGAGCCTGTGTCTCGTAAGATTACCAAGTGATTATCTTTCCGGTATTACATACGAGCTTTCCATATTGTATATTTCCAACCCTGCGAAGCCATCCATGCAGGTTCACACTTTGCTTTGGGTCATTGTTCACAATCGCATTGAGAAAGGCAATTCGTGACACCTTCAACTTATCTAACAACGCCCATTGACCTTGTTTGTATGAATTGATAGCAGCTAAAGTCATATTACCCATGATACCATCAGCTTTTGTTCCTACGATAGTCTGAATCTTTTGTACGGCTCTGCTTACTCCACTATTATAAGCAAAGTCAACCAAGAGATTAGCCACCGACTGGTTGTTGATTTGGTCAGCCTTGCAAGCATCCCAATAATATTTCTTGAATATGTGATGCCATTGTTCATCGGTTATCTTCTTCAAGTCCGATGCAGTCTTACTAGCACCATAAACTTTACGGAACGTCTCTAGAGTCACGCCTTTCATCGTTGCGCCTCCCCTATCACTCTTTTTGTTAGAATATCCACCCTCGAATGAGAGGATGAATGGTTGTAAAATACTTGAGTCTGCCATAGTCTATTTGTCGTTTATGTTTTGATGTTCGCCACGTTCCCCTATCGTCTTGGTAATGCCAGCCGTGACGAACAAACTAGCTACACTACCAACAAATGCACTTAACCCCATCAAATCGGTCTTGATCGTCCCATAAGTCACCACTTCCCACACTAAGATAAAGCAGACAACCAGGAGCATCAAGAGACCTATCAGAGTAACGGACACTAAGAAGAATGCCTTGCTTGAATGTCCGCTATTAACTTGTATGAGTAATTTCAGATACTTAACCATATTTTAATCCTCCCTGTCACGATATATCTCATTTTCTTCCTTTTCAACCAACGTTTCTAAGGATTCTCGCTTTCTTGGTGGGGTTCTAAGTTGGCATCCATCCTTGATGCATCTGTTCCATTGTGCCTCATGCAAGGCAAGCTTCAAATCGTTCTTCTCATCCCTAAGATTGCGTATGGTAATACGATACTGATTGATTTCCTCATACAATTCATCTATTTTACTGTTAAGATTAACGACCGACTCGTTGGAACGTTCATAGAGAGCCTTCCACTCATCGGCATATGATGAAATAGTCTTATTCTCTTCCTGTGATGCGAGTGCCGCCTCCTTTCGCTTTCTACTATTATAGTACAGCAGCGTTGAGATTACACCCGATGCACAAAGAAGATTAATTCCCGTCTGTATTAATTGAATAGTTTCCGCTGTCATTTCTTTGTGTTTTTTGTTGCAAAGATAGCTATTTATATATAATAATGTGGAAATAGCCGAGTCAGAAAACCACACAATTAATTTTTGTGCAAATAATTAAATTTTTCCTTAAACTAAGTTATAACACATTAAAATATTTGCTCTGCCAATAAAATCTCATTATCTTTGCAAAAAACAGGTGAGACACACCACAAAAACTGAATAAAAATGAAAGTTATAGAACAAGACACAATAAACTTTATTAAGGCGCACATAAATGAACGGCCAAGATACAAGTTGGCACAAAGAATGGGTGTCAGCGTGAAATTCTTGTATAAGATTCTACATGATTGCAATTGTAAAATCGAACATAAAAGACCTGTTCCGCAACCCGACAAGAAACGTGATGAACAAATCACAAAACTATATCCTGACCATTCGGTCAGAGAGATTGCAGTAATTGTAGGCTGCCATCCGTCTACGGTAGGCAAGGCTGCTAAAAGGCTAAAGCTTACTCATTCAGAAGAAACTATCGAAAGACTTAAAAAGAATAGTTTGGCTAACTTAAAAAAAGCATATGATAAAGCAACTATTGGCAAAAGGGTGAAAAGTTGGCAAAGAACTATGCAGATGGAGAAATTCCGAGTTATATCCTGTATTCCGCAGCAGACGAAATTCAAATTTTCAGAAATGCCGATAAAATCATATCATGCCAAGTACCATCTTATAAATAAGTATGGGTATTTTGCTTTTGAAGGTGAACCATACATCTTAGGTTATGACCGGAATACTCGCAGAATGGATGAAGAATTCTACAAGAACAAATACGGATTTTCTTTTGAGGAGGACGAAGAATGCCAAGAAGATTAACACAAGAACAGATGGACTATATCAAAGCCCACATCAATGACTACCCACGAAAGGAAGTAGCCAAGGCTGCTGGTGTAACCTTACATACATTATACAAGTATATCACTATTTTAGGTGGAACGAAAATAGACAATAAATTGAATAATGAGACTATCCGCAAAATCTCCGACATGTACCAAACGATGACAGCGAGAGAAATCTCAGAAGTAACGAATATTCCTCAGTCTACAATATTAGGACAAGTCAGTAAGCTTGGCTTGAAACACGATATAGAAACGATAAATAGGATTCGTAAAGAACGAAACAAGTCTCTAAGAGACTATTGGAATAAAGAAAGATATGCAAGCAAAGGAAGAAAACTTCACATGCAATACAAAATGGATGAACTTAGAGTAATGTCGGGTAAGCCTCAAGAAACTAGGTTAAGAATAAGAAAGCTCTCCCCAAAGGCTTTGAATGCAAAGATGTATTTGCGAAAGTCTTATAACTATTTCTACTCTAAGGGTGAGCCGTTTATTCTCTGCTATGACTCCGAGACAAAAAGACACCCTAAAGAGGAATACTATACTGAAAAATTTGGTTTCAAGTTTGTGCGTGCTTAATTTCCGTTTGCATTTTTCGTTTTCTGCAAACGGAATTTGCAAACAAGCCTTTGATTTCCATGCATCCGGAAGTATGACATTACCTCCTATCACCTTAACTACTTGATTATTAGTGATTAAAAGAAAGTTTGATAGAGTTATTTTATCTTATCCTTATTATTCGTAACTTTGCAGCCGTAACGTTACATAGAGTTAGTTTAATTAAGGTTTAACACAAAAAGATTATTCTTATGGAGACATCAAAAACTTATGTTTTTAATCCAGAGGGTTCAGGTAACAATGGAGGAATGATGAGCTTGATAGCTCCTTTGCTCCAACAGAGAGGCGTTGACCCAAACGTTCTTCTTGCGATGAAGGGTAATAACGGATTCGGCAATGGCGATGGTTCTTGGTTCATTTGGCTGCTCTTTATCCTTTGCTTCTGTGGTTGGGGCGGTAATGGTTTCGGCTTTGGTGGCCGTGGCAATGGCGCAGGTCTTGCCAATGAAATCAACAATGACTATGGTCGTTCCTTGCTTATGGATGCTATCGGTGGCAATCGTAATGCACTCAGTAATCTCGCTACTCAGCTCAATTGTACTGAAGGACAGATTCAACAAGCAATCTCTGCCTTGACAACCCAAGTCCAGAACGTGGGCAACCAAGTAGGTATGAGCGGAATGCAAACCATCAACGCTCTTCAGCAAGGTAACATGCAGATTGCATCACAACTCGCTGACTGCTGCTGCCGTGTAAATAACAATATTACGGCTATGGACGGAAACGTCAAGTTGGCTATGTGTCAGCAGACTGGCACTTTGCAGAATGCCATCAACAATGTAGCCGTAAGTCAGGAACGAGGTTTTTCTAATGTTGCTTTCGAAACTAAAGGTCAGACATGCGACATTTTGAATGCTATTAAAGATAGTACTCAGACCGTAGTTAATGGCCAACGCCAAGCAGAACTCAGAGATATGCAGGACAAGATAGACCATCTTCGTGAAGAGAATGGAACTTATAAGTCTTCTGCCATGACTTCGCAGATTGTAGGTCAAGCTATGGCACCTGTCAACGCTATGTTGGCTGGCTTGCAAAAAGAGGTAGATGGTATCAAGTGTAAGCTTCCATCAACTGTTACAACCAGCTACAGTCCATTTACTGCTGTTCCAAATTGCGTTGCTTGGCAAACAGGCTTATATGGTCTGAATGGTGTCAACAATGCAAGCTTTTGGGGTTAATTAGGAAAGGAGGCTGCTATGTTATGGATGAGACCTTTTGCATGGGTTAATCGTAACGGCTCGGCAGCTATCGCATCTACAGGCGTGGTGGTGAACACCGAAAATGTCGTTTTCTCGTTCAGAAACCACGCCTTCGTGAATGCTAACTATAGGGGAACTATCTTTGTGAACCTATATCAAGCTATTCCGACTGGTACGACAAATACGCTGCCAATCCTTTTCGAGACCAATGGCGTAACCCAAGCTGTAACTAAGTTCAACGGCAATCCTTTGACGGTAGCCGACATTGCAGGAACTGGAGTTTATCAGTTTTGGTTCGAGCGAGATACTAACACCCTTCAGCTAATGACGGGTATTGTTTAACAATTAACATTACAAAGCTATGTTTCAAGGACTTCGACCTAACAGCATATTCTATGTGCTTGACAAGGGTGAAAACCCAAGTCTTAAAATCGGACAGGTTGTATCGGTCAGTAACCCACAACCTAAGTTCCCAACATATACTCCTGGGCAATTCAACCCACAACCAATGGAGACTACCGTTGATGTTGTCGTAAAATTGCCTAATGAACAAATGGAGTTCAAACAACTCCCATCCAATATGCAAATTGCAAATTCGGAAAACCTCGTGGTTTCTGAAAGCCGTGAAGCTATGGATGCGGAAGTTGAGGCTATGTATCGGCATTCTAAGGAGATTGTGGAAAGCGAGCCATACCACAAAAAGGTTATGGAAGAGTGCGCAAAGATGCGTGCCGTATTGAATCCACAAATAGCCAAAGACAGACAACAGGAAGAAGACATCAATAACCTCAAAAGCGAGGTTAGCGGAATGAAGGGAACTTTGACCGATATTAAGTCTATGTTGTCAGTGGCTTTGGAAAAAGTTAATACAAAAAAGTAAATCATTATGGGATACATGATAGAAATTACCGAAAACAAGGTAAATGAAATGTCAGAACTTGTAGAGAAGATGCTTAAGTATGGTGGTAAACTCATGCACTGCATTGATGAAATGGGGGATGACAAGTATGGACGAATGGGTCACAGAAACCCAATGCCGGATTACCGAGACAATTGGGATGACGATGATGACCGCTATGGTGAAAGACATGGTGGTCGCAGAGGTGGCGGTTATCGCTATTAGTATTACACTTTGAGGTGGGGAGAAATCTCCACCTCCTTTAAAAGCTTTTATTATGGGAAGATACAAAATACCACTTGACGCATACGATATGAAGCCTGAAGGGATGATTGCATACCTTCGCTACAATGGCTGGCACTTCAATAAAAAGATGTGCGATTGGGCTATTACCTTAATGCGCAAGACAAACGCAACGACTGGTAAGCTCGAAAAAGTTGAACCGACAGAAAAAGATACAGTCGAGGAACTTCTTAAAGTCAATAACGTAAAGTTGGAGAATGCCGACAATTACGATTTCGTCTATGTCGCAAACATGGCTAGAGCCGATTTCTTTAAGTCCTCTTTAAAGGACGAAGCTGCTTTGGCTCAATTCATTAAGGATATGGTGGATGACCCAGACCAAGCGGACGGATTTATTTTCAATAGATTTTATGCCGATTGCAACCATAATGGTATCGGCATTCCATGGGATGATGTATTATGATTAAACAAGAAATTTACTTGGAGAAATACGATTGGAATGTGATTGTATGTCATGTAGCTAATCAAGAAGATGTTGACGAAGCTATGGACTTACTAAGTTCCATTGATTGTAAGGGGCAACCATTATTGGATGCATACGACCACATTTCAACCGATTCTTCAAACAAAGGATTGACATACACAAATGTTTCAAAGAAAACAAGTGTTGTGCTCATTTGCAAATCTACTTCTGAAGGTGAGTATATAAATAGTCTCACACATGAAATGTTTCATGTAGTAGCACATATATGCAACCATCTGGGAATAGATATGCAAGGCGAAGAACCATGCTATCTTATGGGATGGCTCTGTCAGTCGATATTATAGAAGATTTCCTTATAAGTTTAACTTGGTGGGCAGACCTTGGATTTTTCCATCTGCCCTCCTATAAAATTACAAGAATATGAGTTGTTCGAAAATCAAAAATTACCTTTATGAACGTTTTAATGAGGATTTTAACGTTCTATCTGAGAATGAAAATCGAGTTATCATTACATTTGATGATAATGACTTGTCGGTACTCGTAAACAAGATGGAGAATAAATTATTCATTCTCGTTCCGCTAACTAATATGCATTCGTTTGAACATCATCCGGATTGGATCTTGGTAGATGGCGAACGCATCAATAGTAACCTATTTTGGAAGGAATGCGGCAACCAAGTGATAGAATATCAAGGTGATGCCCCTATAGCTATCAAGCAAGACACCATAGAGAGAATTGTTAATGATTTCATTAAAAACAGATAACGTTTTAAAATTTGCATTAATTTATTTGCAAAGCCATCTTTTTTGTCGTATCTTTGCATTGTAATAAAAATGGTGAGACACACCGAAACAACTGTGTTTTACAAACTTAATTTTCGTAGATAAAGATATTAATATATCAATATAGAAAAAAAGCAAAATTATGACAGAAAAAGGATATTTAATCAAGAAAAAAGTATTATTCATTGATTTAGACGACACGATTATTACAACTATATCAGGAAACACCTTTCCTACAGATGTAACAGATTTCAAAATCCGTAAAGAGGTTTTGGATAAGATTGTAGATGCATTCCCTACTCTTTACTATGTTGAAATAGTCTCAAACCAAGGAGGCATCCCTCAATTTGTTGACGAACAGGATTTTATCGGCAAGATTAAGGCTATTGAAAGCTTTATGCAAAAATATCTTCGCAATCATACCGGACGAAATATCTTCGTCAACTCTATGTATTGCCCATCGCATGCAGAGATAGAAATGAGAAAGCCAAATACAGGAATGCTTGAGTCGTATTCTTCTTGGAAGAAAAGTGAGCTGATAATGATAGGTGATGCTAGCGGAAAAGAAGGTGACTTCTCGGACTCCGACAAACAATGTGCGGAGAATTTCGGTATTGAGTACATAGATATAGAAGACTTTTTGAAAATGTAAAAACAAAAAAAAGGAAGTCAGAGTGACTGTTGCAATTTTTGCAACAGTCACTCACGCAAACTGAAACAAAAAAGAGAGGTAACCACTTACCTCTCTTACTCAACTTGTAAGGAATACTTACATGTTCAACTATTATTT